GCGCACCTTCTGGCTGCCGGGCTGGAACCGCGACCTCGTGCTGCTGGAGAACGTCGGCAGCGCGGTTACCAGCATCACGGTGCGCCCGATAGGCTACCCGCTCTACTACGGCACCACCGACATCATGGTCGTCCTCAACAACGGGACAATCCTCTTCAACCGCGTCCTGTCGGCCTCAACGGACCCGAGCGGCAACGAGGTGCTCGCCATGTCGGGCTCATTCGGCGTCGCCTTCACCGTGGCAGACATTGACCTGGTGTGCTTCATGAAGCACGTCCGGCTGGACACCGACAACGCAGACATCAACCACGACTACGCGGGGCGCGCAAGCTGCGCCGTGGCCGTGGTCGAGGTCCCAGAGGGAGACTGAGCGTGACCTACGCAACCTACGAGAACTCCGTCCAGCAGGGAACCCCGGTCGAGCTCTACGAGTTCGTCCAGGGCCTCTCGCGCTGGAACTACATCAGCGGCGCCGACCAGATCGTGCGCCTCGGGCAGACCTACAAGCCGAGCCCGATCAAGCGCGACCGCGTCAAGCAGTCGACCGACATCTTCAAGAACGGGATGAAGCTGACCTTCCCGCGGGACGACGAGTTCGCCTCGCAGTTCCTAGGCTTCGCGCCCGAGGAGATAACGACGGTCACGATCATGCGCGGGCACTGGGGCGACCCGGACGGCGAGTACGTCGTCTACTGGAAGGGCCGCGTGCTCTCCGCCAAGGCGACGGACTCCCAGGTCGAGCTCGAGTGCGAGCCGGTCTACACGTCCATCCGCCGCCCCGGCCTGCGGGCCAAGTTCGAGTACGGCTGCCGCCACGTCCTGTACGCCCGTGGCTGCGGGGTTAACCGCGAGCTCTACAAGCACGAGAACACCGTGCTGACCCTGACGGGCGGCCTCAATGTCGAGGTCGCCGGGGTCGCCGGCATCTACGCGGACGGGTGGTTCACCGGCGGCATCCTCGTCGCCCCCGACAACTCGTCCCGCTTCATCGTCGGCCACGCGTCCGGCGTCGTCACCCTGTCCAGGCCGCTCGCGAGCCTGGCCACGGGGCAGACGGTCAAGCTCTACCCGGGCTGCGACCACCTGCGGACGACCTGCGACGCCAAGTTCAACAACCTGGACAACTTCGGGGGATTCCCCTGGATTCCGTCCAGGAACCCGTTCGACGGCAGCTCGATCGTCTAGGAGGTTTCCAATGTGGTGGTACATAGTAGTATTCATCGTCGCGCTCGTCGTCAGCTACTCGATGATGCCGAAGCCCGAGAACGCCAAGCCGGCGGGCCTGGGCGACGTGACGGCGCCGACCGCTGAGGTCGGCCGCGAGATTCCGGTCCTGTTCGGGGAGCGAGACCTCGAGGGCCCCAACATCGTCTGGTACGGGCACTTCCGCGCCGTGCCGATCAAGAAGAAGGGCGGCAAGAAGTGACGACGGAGACGGACGACAAGGTCGTCGTGCGGATGGAGGACCTGCGCCGCCTGGGCTACTGCTCCGGCGGCGTTCGCGCCTTCTTCGCGCGGCGGAACATGGACTACGGCGCCTTCCTGCGGGACGGCATCGGAGAGGACGAACTGAGGGCCACCGGTGACGGCATGGCCCTCGCAGCAATCGAGGAGGCTCGCAATGGGCGGAAGTAGCAAGGCGCAGACCGTAGGGTACAAGTATTACCTCGGCATGCACGCCATCATGTGCCACGGGCCGGTGGACAAGGTCACCCGGTTCAGCGTGGACGGCAAGGTCGCCTGGAGCGGCACCAGCACCGGCGGCGCCGTCTCGGTCAACGCCCCGCAGCTGTTCGGCGGCGACGAGCGCGAGGGCGGCGTGTCGGGCACGATCGACATCGAGATGGGCACACCGACGCAGGGGCGGAACGCATACCTGCAGAGCCAGCTCGGCGCGTCGATCCCGGCCTTCCGCCGCGTGCTCGGGCTCGTGTTCCGGCAGTGCTACCTGGGCAACAACCCCTACCTGAAGCGGTGGTCTATCCGCGCGACCCGCATCCTTGTCCGCCAGGATGGCATCGCGCAGTGGTACTCCGCCAAGGCTGACGTCGGCGGTGACATGAACCCAGCCCACATCCTGCGCGAGGTCCTCACCGACCCGGACTGGGGCATGGGCTACCCCGAGGCCGACGTGGACAACGCCTCCTTCACGACTGCCGCCGACACGCTCTACTCCGAGGGCATGGGCATGTCCATCCTCTGGGACAAGCAGCAGCAGCTCTCCGACTTCCTGGCGATCGTGCTGCGGCACATCGACGGGTCGCTGTACACCGACCGGGCCACGGGCAAGTTCGTGCTCAAGCTGGCACGCGGCGGCTACGACATCCCGTCCCTGCTCCTGCTCGACGAGTCGGTCGTGGAGCGCGTGACGGACTTCAAGCGCTCGACCGTGGCCGAGCTCACCAACCAGGTGAGCGTGGTCTACTGGGACAAGTCCACCGGCAAGAACAACTCGGTGACCGTGCAGGACATCGCGCTGGCAGCAAGCCAGGGGGCGACCGTCGGCACGACGTCACAGTACCCGGGCTTCACCAACGGCACCATCGCCACCAAGGCCGCGGCCCGCGACCTGAAGGCGCTGTCCACCCCGCTCGCGTCCGCCACCCTGTACGTCACGCGCAAGGCCGCCAGCCTGAACATCGGTGACGTCTTCCGCTTCGCGTGGGCCGAGTATGGCATCTCGCAGGTGGTCTTCCGGGTGACCAACATCGAGCTCGGCGAGCTGACGAGCAACCTCATCAAGCTGTCCGTCGTGGAGGACGTGTTCGCCCTGTCGAGTGCGATCTACTCGCCACCGCCGCCGAGCGAGTGGACCAACCCGATCGGCGCGCCGGTGCCGGTGCCCTTCCGCCTGCTGACGGAGGTGCCGTACTACATGATCGCCCGCACGCTCGGCGACTCGGCCGCTCAGGCACTGCCGCAGACCTCGTCCTACATGATGGTCGGCGGCACGAACCCCGGAGGCTCAGCCTACAGCGCGCAGGTCTACGTCGACGAGGGAGCCGGCTACCAGCAGCAGGCCGTGGCGAACTTCTGCCCGACGGCGGTCATCTCGGCCGCCTACGGCCAGGCCGACACCGCGTTCGCCATCACCGGCGGGCTTGACCTCGACCTGGTGCAGGTCGGCGACGTCGCCGCGATAGGCGTGGGCGCGATTAGCACCCGTGAGCTGGTGCAGGTCGTCTCCCTCACCGACACGCTGCTGACCGTCAAGCGCGGTATGATGGACACCGTGCCGGTGCCCGTCGCATCCAACACGCGCGTCATCTTCCTCGGCAGCGGCGACGCGCCGGCTGCCGTCGAGCTGCCGAACGAGTACGCCCTCGGCGAGTCGGTCAGCGTGCGCATGCTGACCACCACCGGGCAGGGCACCCTGGCCCTCGGGTCCGGCGCGACCGACACCCTCGCGGTCAACGCGACGGCCGGTCGCCAGTGGCGTCCGTACCCGCCCGGCCTGTTCCGCGTGAACGGCAACCCGTACCCGGCGCAGGTCAGCGGCTACGACGGCGTGGCCCTCACATGGGCCCACCGCGACCGTATCCAGCAGACCGCGCAGACCCTCGTAGACCAGAACGCGGCGAACGTCGGCCCCGAGCCCGGCGTGACCTACACGGTGCGGGTGCTGAACTCCAGCACGAGTGCGGTGCTGAAGACCCTGACGGGCCTGTCCGGCACCTCTGCGACCTTCACCACCCTGGACCTGGGCGGCGTCGCGAACGTGCGTGCTGAGGTCTACTCGGTCCGCGCCGGCGTGGAGTCGCTGCTCCGCCAGTATGACGAGTTCGTGCGCGTGGACGAGAACGGGCAGCCGATCGGCCCCGGCTTCGGCTCCTCGGTCGCGATGGAGAACTACCTGTACGACGGCGCCCGCTTCCTGGCGGCGAGCCAGGCCTACGTCGGCCCGACGGCGAGCCAGACGCCGGTCACCCGCTTCTACGGGTCGACCGACGGCGGCGTGACGTTCGAGTACATGGGCACGATGGACGGTGCTAACATGTTCAGCCGCCAGAAGCCTGGCATGGCCAAGGGCACCAGCCGCTACGCGTCCTTCCCGAAGTATTACGCCTCAGTCGGGTCGTCCGCCCCCTGGTACAACTCGCAGGTGGCCGACTTCGCCCGCTCCTACCCGCCTCGCCCGTGGACGACGTCGAGCATCTCCGGCGCGAAGCCTCTCTGCATGGCTTGGGACGCTTCCAACTCCCGCTTCGTGCGGATCATGGACGACAAGACGGCGCAGTCCTCCACCGACGGCCTGACCTGGAGCAGCCTCGGTGCGCTGACGCTCCCGAGCATCGGCAGCGGCTGGACCTGGTACACGGGCATGTGGATGGAGCTCTTCAAGGTTGGCTCCTACTGGTACGCCTTCCACAGCGGCAAGGGGTCGCAGTTCCAGGCCGACAGCGTCATGCTGATGCGCTCGACGAACCTGCTGACCTGGTCCATCTGCCCTGGGACCGGCTTCTACGACTACCCGGCCTCCGTGACCGGCGGCTGGCAGTTCTTCCGCCCCTACGGCGTGGCGGCGCGCAGCGCGACGAGCTTCGTCATCACCGCGATGGGCCGCCGCAACGTGGGCGACGGCAACATGAAGGAGCTCGTGCTGCGCTCGACCGACGGGCTGAACTTCACCCTCGTGAGCGAGGTGGCGATGGTCAGCGGTGCGTCGACAGGCAACGACTTCCAGGAGGTCGAGGCCTTCGGCGCAACAGGCTACGTGGCGACCGGGCCTGGCGGGCTGAACGTGAGCAACGACGACGGTGCCACCTGGACGCGCACGGCTATGGCCAACTACCCGACCGCGCTGCGTGCCAATGGCACCAACGTCGTAGGGTCTAGGCCTACGGCGGCTGGCGGCGCAAACGAGCCGTGGTACACTTCCAACGGTACGACCTGGACCAAGTCCACGATCCGCAACTACAACTCGGGCACGCGCCGCTACTGGCGCGTCCGGGCGACGGCTGCGGCGGCGGACGTGACCTTTGCCGAGCTGGCGTTCTTCAACGGGGCGACAAAGCACACGACCTACACCAAGTCGCAGGGAGCCGGCACGGGCCTCGCGAGCGTGGACGACAACGACCCGGCGACCTTCTGGACCGCTACCGCCGCGAACGTGACGGCGGGCACGGCCTGGGTGGCATACGACTTCGCCTCGGCTGTCGACGTGACAGCGGTGGAGCTCCGGAACCCGACCGGGGACAACACCAAGATGCCGACCGACATCGAGGTGGAGGCCAGCGCCGACGGCGTGAACTGGGTCCCGGTATGGTTCGAGACGGGCCTCTCCTGGGGCACGAGCGAGAACAAGCGCATGGAGAAGACGAGCTGATGGACGAGAAGCAGCGCAACCCCGGCGGGCAGTCGAGCTGGCGCATACGCCGCCGGTTCATGTTCGCCGTGACAGCCTTCTGCATGTGGGTCATCGCCTACGTGCTCTGGAAGGGCCTGACGACCGGGCCGGCCGACACCGCCGTGACGATGGCGTTCCTGACGCTCATCGGCATCGTCGGCTCGTACGTGTTCGGCGCGACCTGGGAGGACGTCAGCATAGCAAAGATCAAGGGCCCTGCCGCCGCTGCGGCGGCGAGGCCTGGCAAGCCCGCCCCGGGCCCCGGGGCATCAGCAAAAGTAGAGGATGAGCCATGACCACCTTCGCACTCGGGAGCAAGTCCCGCCAGAGCCTGTCGGGCGTCCACCCCGACCTAGTCCGCGTCGTCGAGCGCGCCATCGAGGTGACGCCCGTCGACTTCCAGGTCTACGAGGGGCTGCGCACGCGCGCCCGGCAGGCCAAGCTAGTAGCCTCGGGCGCCAGCCAGACGATGGACTCCCGCCACCTGCCGGGCGCCGACGGCCTCGGCCACGCGGTCGACCTGGTGCCGCTGATTGACTTCGACGGGGACGGCAACGCCGAGCTGCGGTGGGACTGGAACCTCTGCTACAAGGTGGCGGACGCCGTGCGCCGCGCGAGCATGGAGCTGCAGGTGCCCATCCGTTGGGGCGGGGTCTGGGACCAGACGCTGGCCGACCTCGCCGGCGACATGGACGACGAGGTCGCCGGCTACGTGGCGCGCCGCAAGGCCGCCGGCAAGAAGGCATTCCTGGACGGGCCCCACTTCGAGCTGCCCGCCAGTATCTACCCGTAAGGAGGGGAGCATGTTCAACTTGGGCCTCAAAGCATACGTTGGCATCGCAATCGGGGTTGCCGTGACGGCCGCCGTCGCGTTATCATACCGCCATTACTCTGGACTGGTCGAGTCCAATGCCCAGCTCACCGGGCAGGTCGCGACCCTGAAGGAGGACGTCTCCCGGGAGAAGGCCCGGGCCGACGCGTTCGAGAAGTCCATCGACAGGTGGGACTCGGCCGCCAAGGCCCAGGCCAAGGCCCTGGAGGACCTTACCACCGCCCAGCGTGAGGCTGGCGCATACTCGAGGGAGCTGAAGGATGTCCTGTCCAAGCACGACCTCGGCGCGCTGGCCAAGCGTAAGCCGGGTCTTATCGAGCGTCGCGTTAACGACGGCTCTGATCGGGCTCTCCGCCTGCTCGAGCAATCCACCCAAGCCGCAGCCGCCGACGGAGGCCAAGCAGCCGCCGCTGCCGGTGCTGCCCGCCCCTGAGCCAGTAAAGCTCGAGACGGTCCGCTGGCAGGTCGTCGAGGTGGGCGGCGAGTCGGCGTTCGCCCTGACGGCGCGCGGCTACGAGGCGCTGTCCCGCAACCTCGCCGAGATGGCCCGCTGGGCCAAGGAGGCGAGCTACCAGCTCGACTTCTACCGCCGGACGAGGCAGCAGCCCGCGCCGGCGCAGGTCGACGACGGGAAGGGTGGGAAGTGAGCGATGATCGGAGAAAGCAATGCAACCCAGTGCGGGCTGCCGTCGCGGAGGCCGTCCTCGGACGCCGCTGCGGCGACTGCCCCGAGCTACCATTCTGCCCGGGAGGGGACGAAGTTATGACAGACAACAACCGACCTGGGCCTGAGCAGCAGCTCCAGAACCTGACGCCGGACGAGGCTCGCGCGCTGATCCGCGAGGCGGTCCGCGAGACCTTCCTCATGCTCGGCGTCAAGGTGGACGACCCCATCGAGGTGCAGAAGGACTTCCAGCACCTGCGCGAGTGGCGCACCACCACCGACTCCATCAAGTCCAAGGGCCTCATGACTCTCATGGGCATCCTGGTCAGCGGCCTCGTGGCCGCCGCGTGGGTCGGCATCAAGGACTTCATCGGCAAGTGACGGGCCCCGCGGCCTCGGTCGGCGGGTTCCTCTCCTTCACGCCGCCCGAGCCTTTCAACACCGCCCTCCGGCGGTGTCTTTTTCTCAGTCCTGACGGACTTCCGAGCTCTCGGCGACAGTAGCCCGGCTCAGTGCCTGGGTCACAGGCACCTCGACGGCCTGACTGCGCCCGGATTCGACCGTGGCGCGCTCGTGGCAGCCGCGGACGAGCACTATCGAGCCGACCACCGCGGCCCACAGCAAGACGCCCAGCGGAACGGCCCACATGAGACCCCGCACGCAGCCGAGCCCGTCGTCTTCACCTTCCTGATCGCACATGGTATGATGCCTCCACGGGGACCATCCCCGAGGAGGCATCATGGCGCGCGGGCAGACCCGGGCGAGCCGTCAGTACACCCAGACGCGCTCGTAGGACTCCGGCAGCCGGTCGCAGGACCACTCGGACTCGCGGCCCTCGGCGAGGGCCTTGTGGTCCACCACCTCCACGCACTTGCCGGTCGCGTAGGAGACCCGGACCTCGGGCCTGTCGAGCAGGGCGGCGAACTGGTGCAGCACCAGCGCCGCTAGCCCGACGGCCGCGGCGAACATCAGGGCGTAGCCGAGCGCGCCGATGCGGCCGGGCTCGCGGGTCTCGTACGTCATCACTCCATCCTCCTAGGTCTGCGCTCAGTGGCGCGTGGTCGACGCGGGGTGCGTCGGTTCGATCTTCGGCTCGCCCTCCGCCCGAGGGACGTCGAGTAGCTCCACCGTGGCCGTGCCCGCCGCCTCGTCGATGGCGATGCCGACGCCCTTGCCGTCGAGCGCCTTGAGCCCGTCGAGCTTGAGCTGCAGCTTGCCGCCCGCGTTGGCGGCGGCGAGGCCGAGCAGTCCCATGATGCGCCCGAGCTGGACCTCGTGCACGCACTTGCCCGTCAGCACGGCGATGAGCTCGTCCGCCGTCAGGCCCTCTTGTTCTTCGCGGTCGTCTTCCATATCAGGTCTCCCAAGTTATCTCGATGCTGGTGGTAGAGGCGCCGCCGCCGAAGCGGCAGGAGCACGCGAGCTCGCGGTCGAGCACCTTGGCGATGGCGCCCGCGTCCACGCGCGGCACGTAGCCCAACTTGGTGCCGTCGGCAGCGTGCACGGCCACGGCGTTGCGGTCGTGGGGGTTGGATGGCTCGCGGACGAGCACGAGCTCGTCGGCGCGGCGGAGCTTGGCTATGGCGTCACGGGCGCCCTCGTGGTACGGGGCGCCCGCGATGTATGTCTTCATCACGGGCATGGCGGTCAGGCCTCCTTCTTGGTGGTTGCGGTCGGGGTGGCGCGCGGGCGGTTCGGCACCTTCTCGCCGCGCTCACGCATGTGGACGGCGTACCAGCGGAGGCACGCCACGGTCGTCTTCGCACCCTCGAACTGCGCGCGGATGCGGTTCAGAATCTCCTCGTAGGAGTGCCCGTAGGGGCGCTTGTCCTCGTCGTGGGTCACCACCTCGAGCAGCAGCTGCTCGGCGACGACGCGGATGACGGGGCCCTTCTCCTTCTTCTCCTTCGGGGTCTTCGGCTCGCGCTTGGCGCGTGGCTTAGCGGGCTCCTCCTTCTTGTCGGCGGCCTGCAGCATCTGCTGGACGAGGTGGTTCACGCCGTCGGTCTTCGTGGGCTCTTCGGCCTTGGGCTCGTCGGCTCGGGCGGCGGACTGCTCCTCGGCCTTCTTCTCGGCTTGCGCCTCGAGGAGGGCGTCGATTTGGGCCAGCAGCTTGGCCTTGCCTCGTTTGGCGAGGGTCTTGACGTCGGTGTTGGTGCCCTTGAGCTCGTTGTAAACGGCGGCGATGTCGGCGATGTTGGACTGCTCGGTCAGCTTGGCCATGTTGGTTCTCCTAGAGAGGTTGTTCGGGTCGGGTATCGAGCGCACTGCGTGTCGTCGATGGGTTCCATTATGCACTGTTCGTGGGGATTGGGAGCCCCCTCGGGCCCCAATTTTCCATTATTTTTTCAATCGATGGCGTTTATGCGAGGGCGCGCATGGCGGCGAGCACGGCGAGGTCGCCCATGCCGTTCAACACGACGCAGCCAACGTGCTTGGCCTTGATGGCAGCGATGTTCTTCTCGGTCGGCTCGCACTTGGCGGTGTAGAGCTTGCCGTCGGCCTTGATGAAGGCCACCTTGCCCTTGGTCATGCGCGCAACGTCCTTAAGGAGCAGCGCGTCGTTCACGAGGTCGGAGACATGGATGTCCATCGTGACGTCAAGCTCCATACCCTCGAAGCTCTGCTTGGGCATGGCGGACACGAAGGTATGGTAGGCGCGCTCCTCGTGGGTCATCTTGACCGTCCAAGGGCGGCCGTCATGGGTGCGCGTCTCGACCTCCACGAGGCCACCGTCGCGGTCCTTCCACTCGAAGGCCACCGGACCGCCCGACGCATCATCGTAGACGAAGGCAACCGCCTTGCCGTCGCGGTAGAGGGTGGCGTTGAAGCCGTGGCCCTCGTTTCCGATGAAGGACTTGACGCCCTTGACGGTGTAGGATGGGTTGCCACTCACCGCGGCGACCGCCTTGGCGATGGCCTTCGGTTCGGGCTTCGCCGGGGCCGTGCCCGCCTTCTTCATCTTGCTGCGGTAGTAGGACACGCAGGCGGCGGAGGTGTTGGCGGTCGGGTGGGCTGCCTTGACGTCGGCGAGGACCTGCTCGTTGGTCTTGCCCTCAGCGAGGGAGGCGCGGATGGTATCTGCGATGGTGGCCATGTCGTTGCTCCGTTGTTCGTTGGTATGGGATGATTATAGGGGGTATCTCGGCCGCTGGGAGCCCCCTCGAGCAACTTTTTTTTTGAGCATATAAAAGAAAAGGGCCCCAAGGGCCCTTATAGCTTTTGGTTATCTATGCTTGGAAGTATCTACAGCTTGCGCCAGCAATTCCGCAGCAGAGTGGCCAGGCGGCAGGACGGACAGCGCGGCGAGCTCCGCCTCCGTCACGCCAGCCTTCACCTGACCGGTAAGGCTACCCGGCACCAGGTAGCGGCGGACGTCGCGGCCCTTGCCCACGCGGACATAGAGCCACACATTGCCGCCGCACCGCCAGCGGCGCCTGTGCCACACCACCTGCGATTGCCTGACGTCAAAGTCAAGCGAGCCGTCCCGGGCCGGCCTGTCGCAGCCCTTCAGCTCGAGCTCGAAGTAGCGACCGTGCCAGCAGCCGTCGACGTCCGGGTCGCCCTCGCTGACCAGGTTCTCGACGCGGCGCATGTGCAGCCCGTCGGTGCCGCGCAGCCCGTCGCGCAGCCACTCCCACAGTCTCACCTCGCGGGCCACTTCTGTGCCTCCGTGAAGACCATGACCTTGACGTCGCCGACCTTGATGGTGAACTCCGGCCCGTCGTGCGGCAGCAGGGTGGAGAGCTCCATGGCGTGGATGCCCTCGCGCAGCTCCGCCTGCGAGACGCAGACGAAGGCGCGGGTGACGAGGCCCAGGCGCAGGGCGGCGACCGAGACCTCGGGGCCGCCGATCAGCCAGGCCGAGGGCCACCGCGAGGCGGCCTCCGCCAGGTCGAGGCCGTTTGGCCCGCGGGACAGGCGCTCCATGCGCCGGCCCGGCAGCGGGGGCATCTGGTCGAAGGTGCTGGAGCCGGCGAGCAGGACGTCGTCGGCGTTCGAGAGGGTGAGCAGGCGGAAGACGGCCTTGTCGATGGGGCCAGTCCACTTCATGTCGTCCTCGGGGCCACGGGCTAGGTACCCGTCGGCGGAGCTGGCAAGCAGCAGTCTCATGTCATTCTCCCTTGTAGAGGGTTATGGCCAGGCCGACCGACTCCATCGAGCCGGCGGCCTGCAGCCAGGATGATCCCCACCGCGCGTGGCCGAAGTCGGGGGCGGGCGCGACGACCCGGCGGATGCCGGCCGCCACGATCCGCTCGGCGCAGCGGTCGCACGGGAAGCGGGTGACGTAGAGGGTGCAGCCCTCGAGCGGGAACGGCGCCTGCCGGAGGCAGTTGACCTCGGCGTGCACCATGTTCGCCAGCTTGAAGTCGCGGTCGGCCAGGAGCGACGGCAGGTCCTCGACGTCCGGCGGGAAGCCGTTGTAGCCGAGGGACAGCTGCCGCCGGTCGGGCGTCACGACCACGGCCCCGACCTGGCGGTCAGGGTCCTTGGACATGCCCGCGACGTCGCGGGCGAACCGCAGGAAGAAGGAGTCCCACTCCTCCTGCGTCCGCTTGATGGGCTGCTCGTTCATCACTCCACGACCTTGTTGTATAGCGCTTGAGCCAGTGTGAAAACTACTTCATCTGGCCATACATTCTTTGCAGCATTAAAGGCCCAAACAACCAATCGGCAATTGTCGGGAGTGTACCCGCCATTAGGGTTTTTGCGATCGATTGTTGGGCTCCATGGGTTTTGTACTTGAGCAGAGCCAAGAGCATGGCAAAACGGCAGCTTGGTTATTTCGCAAGCACCAGCATCCAAGCGCTGCTGCACCCAATCAATGGTGAGGGAAAACTCAATTCCCTTTAGCTTTGCCCGGCTTTTTGCCCGATGGAAAATATACCCGGCCGGGTTGTTACGCTTCCAGTCTTCGCGAGCTTGTCGGTCGCGCTCTGGATGACGCTCTCTCCAACGTCTTGCGTATTCTGCACTTTTACTCATTACACACTCCTTGATGGACAACCCGTAAATTGTACGGGTTGTCCAGTCAACTTTATGCCAGCTTACTCCACAACGTCAGGTCTCGGATTGTAGGAGGGCCACGTCATCTGCTTGGCCTCCTCAGCGTAGCGGACGACGTAGTCGTCGGGGTCGCGCTCGATCTGCGACAGGGTCCAGCCGGGCAACGGCATCGGCGGCACAACGGGCTCCTGCTTCATCATCTCGGCCGTCAGCTCCCAGTGTGACTCGTACAGGTGGGCATGGGCCAGGGTGACGTGCATGACACCGGGGCGGAGGCGGAGCTCGTGGGCCACCGCGTCCATCAGCAGGGCATGCCCCATGACGTCGTACGGCAGGCCGACGAACACGTCCGAGCTGCGCAGGATGATGGACGAGTGCAGCTCGCCGCCGAGCACGCTGAAGGTGAAGGCCGCGGGGCACGGGACGTTCCGCTGGCCGAGCGCGCCGAGCCCGTCTTCCGCAGGGTCCCAGGCGGAGACGTAGCAGCGGCGGTCGCTCGGGTCACGCTTGAGCGCCTCGACAGCGAGCCTGATCTGGTCGCGGCCGAAGTGACTGCGCCAGCGGTAGCCGTAGGCGGCCTTGACGCCCTCGAAGGTCGGGTTGACCTGTACCTTCTCAGACTGCAGCTCGCCGATGCGGTGCAGGCTAACCTCGTCGCCGCCGAGGGGCTCGACGAACTTGTCCCACAGCGGCGCGTACTTGCGGATGAAGGTGGCGTCCTGCTCGCCGCGCAGGTACCAGGCGACCTCGGCGGCCGCCGACTTCGGGAAGGTCTTGCGGAAGCCGACCGTGGGCAGCAGGCCGTCGCGGAGGTCCACGCGGAAGGCCGTGCCGCCGCGGCCCACCTTGACCCGCACGCCGGTGCGCTCGTTGAGCTCGGTCTCGCCGCTGAAGACCCAGGCCACGATGGCCCCGTAGGCGTCGAAGAACGGGATCATGCCTCACCCCCGGCGATCGCAAGGGAGTCCTGCTGCAGGCGGCCGTCGCGCATGGCCTCGGCGTAGTAGGTGGCGTAGTTCACGAGGTCCTCGACCGTGTCCAGGATGCCCTCGAAGTTCACCGGGCGGCCCTTGGACATGGCGGCGAGCAGGGACTGCAGGCGCAGGTTCTTGGTGTTGACCATGTGGGCGTAGGAGAAGTGCCCGAACGGGAAGTACGCGTCACGCCCGCCCGGGACGTCGTTGTAGTCCTTGCCCTTGGCCTCGCGGAGGGCCTGCAGGCGGAGCCACACCGGGCTGAGGGCCTCGCGCTCGGCCGCCTCGGCGCGGAGTTGGCGCAGCTCGCGGAGGTCGGCGAGGGTGAAGCCGAGCAGCCACGCGTGGTCCGGGGCCTGCCAACCAGTGGGCTTGATGGCATCGTGGCCCATGGAGCCGGGGCGCTTCGAGAGCTCGCCGCGCTCCTTGTCCATGTTGGCGCGCTGCACCTCGTCCATGACGGCGGTGGCGGGCACGCCCATCTCGACGAGGCGGCCGAGCGCGAAGTAGACGAGGTCGATGAGGGCATCCGCCGCCTCGAGCACGTCGCCCGCGTCGGCTGCGTCGTTGAACTCCTTGAGCTCCTCCTGCAGGGCTGCATTTGCCCAGGTGCGGCGCTGCTCGCCGAGCACCTGCGGGGTCTCAGGGATCGGCAGGGCTACCACCTCCCGGTTGAATTCCGCCACTTTGACGAGCATTCGTGCTGCGATGGCGGCCGCGAAGGCTTCACGGGGTTGTTGGTTAAGTTCTTCAGTCATTCCAGGTGCTCCAGTTGGTTAAGGAAGGTATATCGTGACACGAGCTCGGCCACGGTGCAACCAATTTATGGGGTGATATTGGGTTGAGCTACGCCTCCACCCCCGCAGCGCGCAGCAGGCGTCGGACGGCGCAGCGGCAGTTCTCGCTTGCCCTCCAGTCGCCCGGGCTCTTGGCACAAGAGTAGGAGAACTTCCGCCCACCAATCTCCCAGCGAACCTTGTAGTGCTTCCCACGCTTGTCGACCGTGAAGTCTATGCCGGCAGCCTCGAGCACTCGGCCCGCGACCTCGGCCTCCGATAGGCGAGCCATCACTCACCCTTCTTGGTCCGCGGCACCTTGGGCCCGAAGACGACGTGGCCCTCCGGCACGATCAGCCTGGCGCACTTGCCGTCCTCGCTCAGCTCATAGCCCAGCCCGTTCTCCTTGTTGATGGTGAACAGGTGAGACAGTACGGCGGAGCGGTCCAGGTCGAGCTTGGCGCACACCTCGGCGAGGTCGTGGAAGCCAGACACGAAGAAGCGGGCGACCGTGGCGCGCTTGCCTGGCTCGGGGATCGGCTTGAGGGCCTCCGGCACGACCGGCTTGCCGCTGGTCCGCTTCTTCGGCTCATAGGGCGTGCCGTCCTCGTTGGTGCGGGTCGGCTTCTCGGCCCGCGCCGGCTTCTCGGGCTCCACCCATGCGAACAGGTCGAAGCCCTCCGGCACGACAAGCCGGGCGCAGTCGCTCACCAGCTCGTAGCCGACGCCGTGGTCTTTGTTCAGCGTGAACAGGTGGGACAGCACGCCCGAGCGGGTTAGGCCGAGCCGTGCCATCGCCTCGTGCAGCGACTGCGGCTCGTCCTGCATGAAGAAGGCCGCCACTTCGCCGCGCTTGCTGGTAGGCTTGCACGGGCGCAGGGCCTCCTCGTTGACCGGCTTGCCGCCGCGCTTGGACTCCTCTCGCTTGGACTCGTCCACTGGCGGAGGCAGGTACTTTGGCACGGGCTGGCCGAGCTCGGTGAGCACCATTGCGGCGACACCGAAGTCGCGCTGGAAGCCCAACTTGACACACTCCTCCCACGCCTTGTAGATGAACGAGGCCAGCTTCTCGGGAGGGCACTCGACGTCTACGGCGCCGCGCAGCTCGTCGCAGGAGTTGCTGACCTGCCAAGCCTGCAGCGAGAACGGGCTGAGCAGGGTCGATCGCTTCTCGCCCACCAGTATGGCCACATGACCGTGCCCAGAGCAGGGCGGGTCTCGGACTTCCTGTCGGCTACGGGTATGGCTCGGCATGTCACCGCGAACGAAGTAGATGCGGGCGAATCGGATCATGGTCTGTCGGCTCCTGAATGAAGAAGGGGAACATGCTCTGCAGCATGTTCCCCTATCTTAGGCCCAGGGCATCGCCCTGTGAACCATCGTCTTCCCTCGGGTTACTCGAGGAAGTCCTGGCCCTTGCCCTCGCCGCCGGTCTCGCCTGCCTTGTCGGCGGCGGCCTTCTTCTCGGCTTCCTTCTGGGCCTTGGCGTCGGCCTTCGCCTTGTCGGCGGCTGCCTTCTTCTCGGCCTTCTCGGCGTCCTTCTTCGCCTTGGCCTCGGCCTTCTCGGCGTCCTTCTTCGCCTTGGCCTCGGCCTTGGCGGCTTCCTTGGCAGCCTTTTGCTCCGCCTTGGCGTCCGCCTTCAGCTCGCGGGCGGTCGGCACGTTCTCGCCGTCGCCGCGCAGCTTGTTGCGGTACCAGTTGATGCTGGCCATCGAGGTCTTGGCGTCCGGGAACTGTTCCTTGATGGCCGCCAGGACCTCCTCGTTGGTCTTGCCGCCGCGGATCAGGTCCTTGGCCACGTCGCCCACGCCCGGGGTCTTCTCCTTGGGCTGCTCGGCTTCGTTGGTCTTCACGTCTTCGGTCATGGTGCTCTCCTTCGTAGAGTCTGGGTTTAGGGACTGTCGCCGCCCGATCGGGCGGCATGCCCGGCGTGCGTCAGTGGGTGTAGTGTACCGCCGGGGCGTAGATCGTGGAGCCGTCGTTCGTGCGTCCGGTCGGGGCTATCACAGCTGCGACCTGAACAGGGCCAGCAGACGGTCGCGCAGGCCGCGTCCGGCGAGCGACTCCGACACCGAGCGCTTCTCCCCGAGGTTGGCGAGGATGTACTCGTCCACCGTGCCCGGGGTGACGAAGTCCTTGATGGTCACGGTCTTGCCGCCGATCTGGGTGGCGCGCTCGTTCGCCTGGTCCCGCTCGATTAGGTCGAACGTGTGGGAGTACCACAGGATCAGGTCCGCCGCCGACAGGTCGAGCCCCTGACCGCCGGCCTTCGGCTGGCCGACAAAGACGCGCACCGAGGGATCGTTGTTGAAGTCGTCAATGGCCTGCTGGCGCTTGGCCTGCGAGTGGACCGCGCCATGGTACTCCACGCAGCGGATGCCCTCCGCCGCCAGGGCGCGCACGACCCGACGGATGTCCTCGCGGTACTTGCACCAGACGATGGCCTTGCCGTCGGAGCTGCGTACCTCGTCCAGCATGGCCTGCAGCCTCGGGTTCTCGTCGTCCGACACGAGCTCCCTGACCTGCCCGTCCACATCGACGACGAAGCCGCCGAGCATCTGCTGCAGCTTCACGAGGCGGGCACCGCCGTCGATGGCCTCGACCTCGCCGCCGTCCTCGAGCTCCAGGATCATCTCCTTGAGCAGCGTGCGGTAGGCCTTCATCTGCGCCTCCGGCAGCACCACGGTGCGCTCGTCCATGACCAGGTCGGGCATGTCGTCGACGTCCTCCCGGAGGACCACAGAAGCCCACCTGGCCATGCGGCCCTGCAGGTCGTCGAGGTTCCGGTAGTGGTCCAGCCGTTCATACGACCGCCCGCCCTTCGTGCGCTCCTGCACGTAGTAGGCGAAGTGGCCCTCGAAGTCGGCGAAGTTCTCGAAGCCCAGGGCGTGGTCGTCCAGCAGCTCGAACTGGCTGTACGCCGCGAGCGGGCTATTGGAGACGGCCGTGCCCGTCAGGATGCGGCGGACCTTGCAGTACCGCTTGAGCGACCGCGCCCGCTTTGTGCGCTTGGAGCCAGGCGAGCGGAAGTCGTGGGACTCGTCGACGACCAGCATGCACTTGCCCTGGTGGCGGCGCAGGAAGCGGGCGATGATCTTCGCCGGCTTGTCGTGGATGATGGACTCCGAGTTGACGGCGAGCACGGCCAGCGCCTCGCCGCGGCACGACAGGACCCGCTCGAGCGAGGCGGCGTGCTCTGGCTTGTGAGACTCGCTCGCCTGCCAGGCGTGCGCCACGTAGGGCACGGTCTCCCACATGTGCTGCGGCAGCTGGCGGCGGACCCAGTTGCAATGGACTCCATTGGGGGCAATTACCAGCACGGCTTGGATGTCACCCTTGGCCCACCGGTAGCAAGCCAGGTCCAAGGTGGCCTTGGTCTTGCCGGTCCGCATTTGCCAAAGCAGGGCGCGGGCGTCGTCGTCGCGGTGGCGATCCCACTCATCCTGCTGGTGCCTATAGTTGGGGAACCTGAACTGCGGCTCAATCATTCCAATTCTCCGTGACTGCGCGGGCCAAGGTCCTCACGACGTCGTCAGAGAAGTCGCTCCGCATAATGTTGAAGGCGCAGCACACCAGCCGGACGTTGCCCGGGACGTAGCCGCGTGAGTTGTCGAGTCGGTCTATGGACGGGCCCCACGGGTTGCGGAAGCTGTCTCCATCCTTGTCCCATCTTAGCGGCAACTTGGTCACTGAGCACACCATTGGGCGGGCTAGCTCAACCACCTGCTCGAGGGTAAGGGAGCACTCGAGCCCGCGTGCCTTCGCGCTCTTCCTGCAGGAGTACAGAAGGGCAGACGCCGGAGTGGACCCGCGCCATGCCCGGTTAAGCTCCCTCGACTTGCCCTTGTTCTTCTCGTACCAGTTTGCATTGGCCTGGCGCTTGGCCTCAGTCGTGGTAGCCATCGTCCTCGCCCTCCACCGTGTAGCCCGGGTGCGGCCGCGCGGTGGCCGGCTTCGACCCCTCGCGGAGCTTGGCCAGCGTCCACTTGTCTATCGCGCACCCGCAGGCGTACTCTCGACCGCCCTCCCATGGGCGTCCGTGGTGCGGGCAGCGGCCCGCGTCCTTCTTCTCTTGCATCTCTTCTCTCCTACTTCTTGTAGCGGTAGCCGGACCAGCCCTCGGCGGCGACCGGACAACCAGCGGCCCACTCGGGCACGTGTGCCATGGTAGCCTCAAAGTCCTCCACGCTGCCCTTGTCCTCGTCGCACTCGGCGATGAGCTCGTCGTGCACCGACAGGATGACGTCGTAGATGCCCTCGTCGTGGCAGCGGAGCATCGCGTCCGCCATCAGGTCGCGGGCCGTGGCCTGGGTGATGTTCTCGACGAGCATGCCGCCATAGGTGTCCTGACGACGCCACTTCTTCGTGTACGGGTCGACGCCCATGTAGGTGAGGCAGTCGCGCTCCTCGCCCCACGGGGTCTTCTTCTTGAGCACCTGCGGGTCGCAGTAACCCAGCAGGCGGCCGCTCGGCAGCTTGCAGTGCAGGAAGCCGTCGAAGGACCTCCAGTACACCTTGCCGCAGCGGAAGGTCCGGCCGGGGCTCTTGACCGCCGCGATGGCGGCCGCCTCCTGGTCCCACCACATCTTCTTGACCCGCCAGAACTTGGCGCGGTACGTGTCGACGATCTGCTGGGCGAAGTCCAGCTCGATGAAGATGCCCCACTTTTCGGCGAGCGTCGCCTGGAACTTCTTCGCCCCCATCTGGTAGCCAAGGCCTAGGACGGCCTGCTTGCCCATCTGGCGCTCGTCGGCCTGCTTCACTTTGTCGGTGATGGGGCGACCGTATATCTCGGTCGCCATGGCCATGTAGATGCACTCCTTCCGGCGGAAGACGTCGAGGGCCTCCTCGTCGTCCGCCAGCCAGAGCACGACGCGGGCCTCGATCGCCGCGTAGTCGGCGACCATCAGCTTCCGGCCGGGTGACGGCACGATCATCCCGCGCAGGGCGTGGGACAGCAGCGTCATGACGTCCCCGTACATCATCTCCATGAAGGCGACGTCGCGGGTCTTGATGACCTCCCACGCCAGCTCCATGTCCTTGATGCTGCCGCGGGGGAAGTTGTGCGGCTGCACGCCCGAGCCGGACCACCGGCCCGTGCCTGCGCCGTGGTAGAGCAGCCCGCCGTGCACCCTCCAGGTGCTCGGGGCGGCCCAATTCTGCGCGGCTACGAACTTGGCAGTGCTCGACCTGCCGAGCGCCCGGACGAGCTCCAGGCCGCGCCTGACGTCGGCCTCCAGGTCCTCGCGCTTCAGCCACGAGTCGATGGTGCCGCCCTGCGTGTCCTCGAGCGGTAGGCCCATCTCGTTGAACCACTGGATCATGCGGGCGCGCTGCGTCGCCTTCTGCACCTGGCCCTCGGTCAGTGCCACCAGCTCGGCGTTCAGCTCGGAGAAGATGCCCTCCACGACCTCCAGCGCGGCCTCGATGCCCTCCCTGTCGAGCTGGAACCCGCGCTCGTTGATCGCCTGGTCCATCAGGTACATCTTGGTCTCGGTGTGGGACAGGTCGCGCAGGCGGTGCGACACGGCCTCCTCAGCGAGCACGTCCACGCGGCAGTAGGCCCACAGCCGCTCGAGCATCTCGACCGACTCGTGCCAGTACATGGGCAGCTGGAACTCGCGCTCGCCGCCGGCCCACGTGACGTGGGCGGCCCAGCCAGAGTCGGTGGCCACGGTCTGCACGGTCAGCTGCTTGATCGGCACCCCGACGCCGGAGTGCGCCTGGACCCACTGCTTCACCTCGGCGACCCGCGGCTTGCGCGGCTTCGCCATCTTCTTCATGACCTTGGAGCCCTCCATGTCCTTCTTGACGCGGAGGCGCAGGGCCGCGGTGCAGCCGTCAAGGGAGCGCGGCAGGGAGTACGCCGCCGCCTTGGCGGCGGAGCACCGCCACTGCCCGTGGCCGACCTCGGGCCACCCTAGCTTGGGCACGCAGATATTGGTCCAGATGCCGCGCTCAAACCAACTATTGTGGGCCTCTACGAGGCGGCCCTCAGCAATCCACGTGAATAGCTCCTCCAGCTCAGGACAATTGGCCTCCTCAACGCCTAGGTGCGGAAAAGCCGGGTGCCATAGCGCTGTCCGGCCTTCTTCCCAGTGAGGAAGCCGGAAGGCCATGCACATGACCTGCGTTGTAGGGTCAAGTGAATAGCGCCATGAACCGCAGTCCTTTATTGAACATGCAGAGCGAGTTTCAAAATCAATAGTGGCCTTGATAGGGTTGTCATAGGCTATCTCCTTGACTGCGCGAGTAATAGGAGACTCAATCATAGTAGGCTCAGTCATGCGGTAGCCCCCACTAAAGCGCGAGCTACCATCATGACATGCTCATCCGTATATTCCCCACGCATGTGGTTGAATAGCCAGCATGTCACTCGAACATTGCCCGTCACGTAGCCCTGCCGCCGATCTATGCGGTCCAGAGACGGGGCCCATGGATTTTTGGTGACATCCTCATCTTTGTCCCAAGTTAGAGGCAGGCCAGTCACTGAGCAGCGCATGCCCTCGAGCATCTGTGCTACTTCATCTTCGCATAGAGTGCAAGCTAGGCCTCGCCGTGTCGCCCGTTGCTGGGCCTGGCCTAAGATGGCCCGAGCCGGATTTGCTTTAGCCCAGTTGCGGGATGATATGGAATGCTTGTCCCGGTTATCCAAACACCATTGGCGATTCATGCCGCGAATCTCTTCACGCCAGTTGTCACCAAAGCGACGAAACAAGGCACGATATGTAGACAGCGTAGAGCGACTAGGCTTATACCCTAGACGGGTTGCGGCCTTAGCCTCCAGCACCGCCATGTCCTCGACACCCTCTCTGAACAATGGGTCTAGCACGTCCAGGAGGGTCTCGGTTGTCTTCTTAGACACTGGCAAACCTCCAAACTCATAAAGTAGTAAAGCATTGTGAGCTTACCAAGGCCCGTAGCAAGCCGCCGTATAGGCTGACGTCTTACCACGGGGACTCCTCGTCTATGATGGCACGCATGTAGTGCTCGACGACCGGGTCCGGGTCGGACTCCATGCCCTTGGCGACCTGGCGCGCGGCCTTCTCGAGGCGGCCGACGTCGATGGCGCCAATGCGCGCCTCCCGCACCAATGCGTTCTTGGTGGCGTAGATTGGGGCCAGCGCGGTCAGCTTCACCCGCTCAAGCTCCGTCCAGCGCCGACCTATTGAACGCACCACCTCGGACAGTCGGACGTAGCGCCTGCCGGGTACAAGGCCGTCCGGTCGGTCGACCGGGTTGCCGGCGAAGTCGGCCACGGCGTTGAGGTCTCTGAGGGGCCAGGCTCCCTGGGCGCACAGCGGGCAGGGCTGAGCGACCCCGTGCTCCCTGCACCGGCTCACCGCAGCACCTCCGCCGCCCAGGCCCGCATCGTCGCCATGAAGGCCTGCCAGACGACGTCGCACTCCGACATGGACCCGTGCAGGAGCACGTAGCGCGGGATCATCAGGTTGTCCCGCGGGCGCGGCACCCGCCGGACGGCGTAGTCGTGGCCCTCGAGCTCGAGCACCTGACCCTCGCGCGGCACGCCGTCGATCGGCCGGAACGCCATGCCGTTGTGTGGCCCGCCGATGACGAGGAAGATTCTCTGCACTGCCATCATCCCTGCTCCTCCGCCGCCAGCTCGTGCGGCATGTACCACACGTCGGACGAGGAGCCGTCGCGCCTGATCCACACCCTGCCGTCCGGCGCGTGGTACTGCACCTCGCCGCGGGCTCCGCGGTGGAAGCCAGCGTGTGGCTGCACGACGACCCGCCGGCCGCGCTCGTACTTCACGGGGTGGTCCGGGTCCATCTGGGTCGGTATGGGCTCGACGAGGAGCCTGCCGCCGGCACGGACGACGCGGAAGGGCTGGTGCTCGGGCAGCCGCAGCAGCTGGGACTTGATGCCGCCCGTCATCAGCACCCACAGTATGGTCTTCAGCCAGCTCATACGGCCTCCAGGGCGCGCCGGACGGCCTCGCCTACGTTAGCCCTAGCCTGGGCTGCTCCGACGCGACCTGCAGCCTCCAGGAGCTTGCAGAGGGTGTGGAAGTCGACGAAGCTCGGGAGGTCCATCTCGACCTTGAGCTCCCCCACAACAAAGGTGGCGTGGCCCGCCAGGACCTCCGGGTCCTCGCTGCCTCGCCAGCTGTGTCCGCTCTTGCTCATGTCATGCTCCTTGGTTGGTGATGGCGAGGCGCTGCTCCTCGACCGGGGTGTGGAGGGAGAAGTCCTCCGCGGCCTCGACGCCCGCATTGAACGCGGCGGCGTTGACGGGCTTCTGCTTGATGGCCTTGCCGGGCACGAGCTCGCCGTAGCGCTGGACGATCCAGCGGTTGACCGCGGCCGTCTCCTCCTCGGGCGGCACGATCGCCTCGACCTTCTCGCGGACGCCGACCAGCCAGCCCAGGTGGAAGGCCTGCCGCTTGCCGCCGTCGCCCTTCAGCCACGGCCGCTTCGACAGGAAGTCGTCCCACGCGCCCTGCATGGCTCGCCAGACGACGCGGTGGGAGTACTCGGCGAGCAGCACTCGGTCGCGTGGGCCTACGTAGCGCACGTTGAGCCGGTTGGCGGAGCCTGGGTTCCGCTCGTAGATGCACTGGACGCCGAAGGCCTCCATTATGATGGAAGTCAGGAAGTTCATCGTGCGGCAGGCGCCGAAGCCCTCCCGCGTCTTGACGAGCGCGTCGGCGAGCTCCAGGCCGAGCAGGTCCGCCTCGGTCAGGTCCAGCTCGCGCATCAGCTTCTGCGCATGCCGCAGGGCTGCGGCCGCCTCGTGCGGTTCCGGGCTGGCCGATAGCGCGAGGCACTTCTTGAGCCGGGAGATGAGCTTCTCCCTTCGGTTGTCTTCCACGGTCATTCTCCTTCGTGTTTGAGGCCGAGCGCGTCGGCCGCTTGCCATATCGAATCGCCCAGGGCCTTGGCTCGGGCTGCCCTCACCTCGGACCGGTCGTCCAGGTCGTACAGCGACCAGCCCGACTCGCCCTGCAGGAACTGGTAGCCCGCGTCCTCGACCCGGGCCATCATCTGCCTCGTAGGCGTCATGCTAGGTCTCCGTCAAGTTCGTGGGATAGATCATGGCGCGGTCTTCCGCCCTGGGACGCCATCGTACGGGCAAAAAGAAGGGGAGCCGAAGCTCCCCTTCTTACCTGCTGCCCGACTGTCAGTCGAGGAAGCTGGCGTCGCTGCCGGCCTCGCCATCACCGACAAAGTCGTCGACGGAGTCGAAGTCGTCCTCTGCGGCCGTGCGGCCGGAGAAGCGGTCGCCGTCGCCCAGCTTCTGCAGGTTCTGCAGGCCGAACGCGACGCCCTTGTTCCCGGCCTTGTCATAGCCGTAGGCCGTGACGGTGGCGCGGGAGTAGCAGCCGCTGTAGTAGTCGTCCTCGCTGATGATGCGGTTCAGCGTCTGGTCAACGATGCCGGGCTGCATCTTGCTGGTGGCGCTGGCGAAGGTCATGCCCTCGTAGCCTTCCAGCTCGGACTTCTCGGCGCCGTCGCGGAACGGGTTGCGAAGGCCGATGAACCAGCCCTTGCCGTCCGGCTTCAGCTTGTCGCCGAACTTCTCCTTCGCAGCGTGCACCGCCAGCTTCTTCATCGCCTCGTACTGCGGCGTCTTGCGGGCCGCCTCGTCGAACAGCATGGTGACGCCGTACTTCGGCTCGCCAGTGCTGCCTTCCATCGGGGGCTGCGGCTTGAACGCCCAGACGAAGCTGGCGCGGAAGCGGGGGGTCGTGACCTTACGGACGTCTTTCTTGTCGGTTGCCATGGATGATACTCCTTATAGCGGGTTTGAACGATGTAGTCGATGTCGACATGGAGTCCGCCCCGGAAGGCCCTGGTCAGCTTACTCCGAGGAGGAAGACCGGGACCGCAGCAGGCAGGGTTGAATTATCTCGGATCGGGCCCGGGGAGCGAGCCACCGAACTCCCCGGAATCCGCCAGCTCTGCGAGAACGTCGGCATGGCACGGCTTCGGCTTGCACCAGCAGCCCAGTACCTTGCCGCGCAGCTCCGGCAGCCTGGCGAGCATGTCGGGGCGCGACAGCACCATCGCCCTGTACTTGGCGATGACCTCGCGGCGAGTGCCGTCGACCCCGATGTGGAACGGGTTGCCCCAGAAGGACGTCCTGTCGACCATGAGGTCGTAGGGCGCCCCGCTGCGGCGGTTGATGACCGTCGTGGTCACTCGCCGTCGGCCTTGTCGGCGCGGACCTGGGCGGCCTGGTCCGTGTAGACGCCCTGCGGGTAGCGCTTGCCGAGCTTCGTCTGGTTGGTGCGCAGGACGTCGGGCCGGCGGACGCCGACCATGTCAAGCAGCTGCTCCATCATGCACTCGAGGCGCATGAGCTCGTAGCGAATCGCGCGCTCGGCGTTGTCGTCCAGGGGCTTGTTGTACACCCAGCCCTTCTTCGCGAGGTCGAGCAGCCGGCCCGCCGTCGTGGACATGGCGATGGTGACGGTGCCGAGCACCTGGTGCTGCGCCGGGTCCGACGCCTCGAGCACCAGCTCGTCAGCGAGCGCCGAGCGGCGGCCGCCCAGCACCTGGTAGCCCGCCTCGATGTAGAACTCCATGTCGCCGAGCTCCTCGACGATGTTCTCGATGGAGTCGGCCACAAGCAGCTCTGCGGTCTCGCCGGAGATGCCGATGGCAGCATGCAGCAGGGAGGCCTCGCGGCTGCCCATGTGCTTGAAGAGGTTGGCGACCATCTGGTCGTAGGGCACGGTGCGGAGCACGGTGGCAGGGATGCGTTGCTCGGTCATTGGGTCTCTCCTTCGGGTTGCGGGATTGCAGCGGAGGCCTCGAGGACCTCCTCGTCGGTGAAGCGGCCGGTCTCCAGGTTGCGGAGGCCGATGCGGTAGTGCCAGGACTCGGCGACCTCGAGGTTGTCGCGCATGGAGGCCGCCTTGTCAGGGTCAATCTTGCCCATCTCGACAGCCTTGTCCATCGTGCGGTGCCACGCTTCGAGCACCTGGGCGTCGGTGCGGGTGACCCACACGTGGGTGACGGCGTGCTCGCGCGGCAGGTCGAAGAACGGGCCCTGCTGGCGCGGGATGTCGTGCTGGTACTTCTTCGAGCCGATGTTGATGACGAAGGGCGTCACGCCGTCGCGGGAGTTCCACACCAACAGCTGACCGTCGCCGTCGACCTCCTTGTAGGTCATCAGCATGAAGGCCTCCGCGTGGCCGAACCGGTGGCCGTCGATGCGCACGTTGCGGGTGGCGTTCTGGATGACCTTGACCATGGCGCGCAGGCGCACGACCTCGCGGGCCAGCTGCTTCTTGCTGGCGGTCGCCAGGTTCTTCACCTGCGGGTTGTCCTCTGCCAGCATCTCCTGCATGGCGTGGCGGAGTTCCTCGGTCTGGCTCCGCTCCTCGATGGGCTTCTCGTTCATTCACTTTCTCCTTGGTTGGTGGGTTGGTGGTGCAGGTACTGTTTGACGCGTTCACGTTTGCCTTCGGAGTGAAGCGTCATAGCTACCCCACTCAGGTCCTCAGCCTCGCACATCATGTCGACGGCCGCCTTGACGTCGCCCAATTCCATCTCGAGCTGGTCACGGTTAGACCCCGGCTTGTAGCCATACGGGTGATGTGACTCATACCCATGCCGTAAGACCTTGCCGACGGACTGGACCGCCTCGCCAAGTTCCTCGGCCAGCAGGGCGAGCCGCTCGGCTTCGGCAGACGAAAGCCCATTAAACGGCCGCTCCCGACGTAGCTGCGCATTCTCAAGAATGAGAGCTTGTACCCGCTTAACAGCCTCGTAGGAGCCATGTACGAAGAGGCTCCCACCGCCATCGCCAACGCCGACACTGGCCTGAGCGATTGGCTTCTCAGCCATCAGCTTGTTGAGGTTCTCGGCTGTCATGCGAGCCTTCTCTGCCGTCAACAGCTCGAAGGCTATCTCCTTGTAGCCTTCACCATTGCCGGGGTCTCGCGGGCCGCGGACGTACGTGCCCGAGACATAGAATGGACCGGTAGGGTTGGTCATATCAATCTCCTGTTAAAAGAAAGGGTGGGAGCACTCATCATGCCCCCGCCCGGGTCACGACGCCGCCCCTATTCGTAGGATGCGTCGCCGTCGACGGCGTCGAAGTCGGCCTCGGCCGCCGCACTCGGGTCGACCGCCTCGCGGGGGTCGCTCAGCGGCGCGACGGTGATGCCGCCCTCAGGCTTGTAGGTGTACTGCGCCACCAGCGCCTTGATGTGGGCCGCCGGCGCCTTCACCTTCTCGGCCTTGAGCTTCGCCATCAGCTCGGGCGGGCGCACCGCCTCCACCTTGGACGGGCTCTTCGGCTTCGGCTCCTCGAACAGCATCTCCCGCGGGATGCCCGCCTCGACCAGCTTGTCGAACACCACGACGAGCTTCTCCTCGCCATCGACCTCCTCGGTCAGGTCGGTGCGGAAGGCGCGGTTCGCCTTCTTGCGGACCAGCTTGCCGTAGCAGGCCTCGCCGCCTGGGGTCTCACGCAGGCGACGGAGCGCCTCCGTCTGGGTCGCCTTGATGAAGCTGTCGAGCAGCGGGATGGCCCGCATGCGCAGCTCCAGGTCGGCGTCGCTGTCCTCTGGTCCTGTCAGGCTCACGCTCGGCTCCTCGAATCCGTCCCCGAAGTCAAGGCCGGCCTGGTTGAAGGCCTCCTCCCGCAGCTGGGGACAAACCGCCGCGGCCTTGCAGAACTTGCACCAGTCGCCGGCGGCGAGGGGGGCGTCCGGGGCCTCTGTCGCCAGCGCGGCTATGCGCAGGCGCTCCTCGAACTCCCGCAGGTGGGCCTTGGTCGTGGACCAGCGCCGGACCTTGCCGTCGGCGTGGCGGGCCCGCGGCTGGACGATGACGAGGTCCAGGGTGTCGAAGGCCCAGTCCAGCTCCTTGGCGCAGCCGAGGGCGTAATACAGCTCCTGCTCGTTGTCCTCCACCTCGACGACGACGCCCTGGCCGTGCTTGTAGTCGAAGACGGTGACATGGTCAAACAGCAGGACCACCGAGGCGTCGTTCGTGCCGAACATCGGGCCATGGCAGGGCCTGCCGTCGGCGTGGACCAGGTCCCCGAAGTCGTCACGGCGGATGCCCGACGGCGAGACGTAGAAGTCCCCGCAGTCCAGGGCGGCCTTCTCGGCGTCCTCGTCGTAGTCGTAGCCCACGAGCCACGACAGGTTGAACCGCTTCTCGACCTGCAGCTCGGCGTGCTCGCCCAGCCGCAGCATCTCCTCGCGCACAGCGTCGAGGTAGACCTGGACTGCGTCCGCCATGTCGGCGTCGATCGGGAAGTCCTCGTGGCCTGAGGGCGGCAGGCCGTCCTCGGACGCGTGGACGGGCACCAGGACGGTCTTGTCGCCCTCGTCCTCGCCCATGTAGGGCTGCTTTGGCCGGTAGACCTCGGCCTGCTCGTTGGGGTCGAGCCGGACGTACCCGCCGAGCCACTCCCAGGCCTCGCTGCCGTCGAGCAGGCAGGCCTCGCCGAGCGCGTGCGCCGCCGTACCAAGGCGGGCCGCGTCGGAGGAGTTGTTCGGCCGCCCGCGCTCCATGTTGATGGAGCCCGGGCAGTTCATCCAGCGCTTCGCCCCCGACGCGTTCCGTACTGCGTGGGCGCTAGGCATGTCAGGCACCTCCCACGAGCTGGATCGTCGGGTACTCGATGGTCACGCCGCGCAGCTCGGCGCGCAGGAACGTGCTCTCGGAGCGGACGCCGCGCCCGTCGGGGTAGGACAGGAACGCCGGGTCCTTGCCGTCCTTGAAGTCGGAGACGACCTTGTCGCCCTCCTCGCGGGTGGTCAGGAAGGCGGTGGGCTGCGGCAGCCCCTTGAACCAGAACACCACCTGCGCGGCGTCCTTGGGCATCTTCATGTTGGGTTGGTCGCTCATCTCGATCAGCCCCCGCACTTCGCCACGAGCTCAGCCAGCTTGTCGTCGCCCTGCTCGGCCAGGGCTGAGACGGAACCGGCACCCAGGCTGGTCAGCAACTCCATGGCGGCGTCATTGCCCTCGATCGCGGCGTAGGCCTTCAGCGCCTTGCGGGCGTCGTCGGCGGTCACCTTCTTGGCCTTGGTCTCGGCCGGCTTGTCGGCGGCAGGCTCTTCCTTCTTCTCGACCTTGGTCTCTTCCTTCTTCTCGACCTTGGTCTCTTCCTTCTTCTCGACCTTGGTCTCGGCCGGCTTGTCCTGCGCCACCGTGTTCGTCTTCTCGGTCGGCGTGTCCTTCACCTCGGTCTCGGGGTGCTTGACCTGCGAGCCGCCGGTCGTCTTTCCGCAGCTGTGGTGGGCCACGTTGACCTGCTGGAAGCCGGCCTTGACCAGGGCCTCCAAAGCGGTGGCGGTGCGTTCCTGGAGTTCCAGGCTCTTCTTCATGTACTCGTTGACGTCCATCATGCTCTCCTTGGTTGAGCGGTTTAGGGATGGTCATCGTAACGCCAGGGCCACGCACCGCGGACCGACGTTAGGGAGACGATGGTCTAGGGCATCTGGGCCTACGAAGGCCTAGACGGAGCGACCGACGGTTCCGCATTGCACTACGTCCAGGCAAGATGATCGTCCCGGCCCACCCTGGCCCAACCTACAACCCTAAGGAGCACACCATGGCACTAAGCCAGCAGATGTCGCTGCGACTCTCAGACCGGCACCGCGAGCTCATCCGCGGGAAGCTGGAAGAGCTCCGTCGCGGCAGCGACGAGCCTGAGAAGGTGACGGAGGCAGACGCCACCCGCGCACTCATCGAGGAGGCCGGCAACCGAGACCGCCAGCAGCCCGGCGCGGAGGTGACCGCGTGACGAACACAGACAAAAAGATGAAGCGCGTGCGCACGGCGGACATGCGCACGTATATAGAAGCCGGCCTGCAGCTGATCCCCCTGCACGTGTGGAATGCAGTGGATAGCAAGGGCCGCGACCGGGGCAAGACGCCGAGGGACGGCGCGTGGCAGGCCCGCGAGTACGACTCGCAGGGCGTGCTGCACATCGCCGAGAAGGAGGGCGTCAACGTGGGCGTGCGCCTGCCGGCATCTATCATGGTGCTCGACGTCGACCCCCGCAACTTCCCCGAGGGCCGCGACTCCCTGGCCGAGCTCGTCGCCGACGCGGGGCTGGACCTGAGCCTCGCCCCGCACACGGTCACCGGCTCCGGCGGGCACCACTACTGGTTCACCAAGCCGGCCGACGTGTCCCTGCTCGACACGCTCGAAGCCTACGCGGGCGTGGAGTTCAAGTCGCTCGGCCGCCAGGTCGTGGCCGCAGGCTCCGTCCACCCGAACGGACGGCACTACGAGTGGGATGACCTCGCTCCGCCCCTCTCAGACATGCCCGAGATGCCGGCCGTCCTCCTGCGCCTCTGCCGCCGGCCCACCCGCGCGCATGGCGAGGCCGCGGGCCTCGGCGAGCTCACTCCCGAGATGCTCGCCGCGACGCTCGAGCAGCTGGACGCCGAGGACTTCCAAGACCACGACACGTGGCGCGACCTGATGATGGCCTGCCACCACGCCACCAATGGCGAAGGGCGGCAGGAGTTCATCGAGTGGTCCACGCAGGACCCCAAGTACCAGGACGACGCATGGATCATCGGCCGTCGCTGGGACTCGCTCCACGCGACGTCGGGCCGCGGAGGCCGCCCCGTCACCGTCAAGTTCCTGCACAAGGTCGTGCAGGAGGCGGGCGGCGAGGTCGCGCGCCCCGACCCCGAGGACGACTTCGACATCTGGGAGGACCCCTCCGAGCACGGCCAGGGCGTCGACGACGCGGTCCTCAGGGCCGAGCCGAAGGCGGAGGGCGTGCAGGCTGTCATGGAGGAGATGAACGAGCAGCACTGCGTGGTGATGGAGGGCGGCAAGTTCCGCATCTTCACCGAGGAGATGGACCCGGTTCTGGGCCGCCCGTTCTTCCAGCGCAGCACCAAGGAGGACTTCGAGAACCTCTACTGCAACCAGCTCGTCGAGGTGCACGACAAGCTCGTGACGCGCTCCTCCTATTGGATCAGGAACCCGCACCGCCGCCAGTACAAGGGCGTCATCTTCGACCCCGAGCGCAACCACGAGGGCTGGCTCAACCTGTGGCGCGGCTGGGCCGTGCAGCCCAACAAGGGCGACTGGTCCCTGCTCAAGGAGCTCATCCGCGAGGTGCTCGTTGATGGCGTGGACGCTCACTACGAGTACGTGCTCGACTGGCTCGCCTACATGGTGCAGCACCCGAGCCGCGCCGCCGAGGTGGCCCTGTGCTTCAAGGGTGAGAAGGGGACGGGCAAGGGCACCCTGGGCCGCGCCGCCGCATCGCTCGCCGGCTCCCACGGCCTGCACATCAGCTCGCCGGAGCACCTGGTTGGCCGCTTCAACTCGCACCTGCAGAACTGCATCTGCCTGTTCGCCGACGAGGCCTTCTGGGCCGGCGACAAGGCGGGCGAGGCGAAGCTCAAGCAGCTGGTGACCGAGCCGACGATCGCGTACGAGGGCAAGGGCCGCGACGCCGTCATGGGCAAGAACCACGTGCACATCATCATGGCGGCGAACGGCGACTGGGTCGTGCCGGCCGGCCTCGACGGGGAGCGCCGCTTCGCCGTGTTCCAGGTCAACAGCCGCCGGCGCGGGGACAAGGCCTTCTTCAAGGCCCTGAACCACCAGCTCTACGCCGAGGGCGGCATCGAGGGCATGCTGCACGACCTGCTGCTGCGTGACATCGAGGGCTGGGCACCGCGCGACGAGGTGCCGGCGACTAAGGCGCTCGTCGAGCAGAAGGTCATGACCATGGACGACGTCGAGCGCTGGTGGTACAACAAGCTCCTCGACGGGATGCTGCCGAACGCGCGCGGCGACTGGCATGAAGGCGCGGTCGTGGTCATCAAGGAGCACCTGCGGGCAGACTACGCGGACTTCGCGAAGGACCAGCGCGTGTACCGGCCCGCCGACCCGGTGAGCTTTGGTATGCGCCTCAACAAGCTCGTCGGCGGCCGCCTCGAGAATACCCAGGTCAAGCCGGACGACACGGACTACGCGGTCAAGGTCGATCGCATGGGCCGCGCGTCCGCGACCAAGGTGCCCTCGCTCGCGGAGTGCCGCGGCATGCTCGAGGCCAAGTTCGGCAGCCGCGTTGACTGGCCCAAGGACGCCCTCGACTGACGCCGCGGTCGGCCACGGTCCCGCAAAAGACGAGGGGAGCTTGCTTTGCGGCGGCTCCCCTCGTCTTTTGCGGGGACGGGTCGCGGGGAATCTGGGGCCTGCGTAGCCCTCAAAAAGCCAGGCTCAGACGACGTCTAGACGGTGAAAGCGTTACAGATCAAGGACTTAGGCGCGCGACTGAGGCGCTTTGGGCCGTACGAGCCTTGGCCTCGGTGTTGTCCCAGGAAAATGACCTACTACGACAGCGCCGGACCGTAGCAGTCATGCTTAGATGGCTTAGATGCCTTAGATTCTGAGCTAAGTACATGATTTTATTATACTTTCTTATCTAGGCCTAAGATATAAGGGTTTAGATTTATCTGATCCTATAAAACAACCTCCCATTGAAAATTGACAATCTAGGGCAACTGAGGGAACACGGTCGACACGGCCGCCCTGGGCAGTTCGGAGGGCACGCCGTGACGGCAATTCCCCTCATCCGGCCCAACCGTGGCCGAACCCGGGCGCTGCCGAGCTCCCAGCTGGGCGAGGCCCTTTGCGCTGAAAAATCCGCCGCGGCATGGTCCAGTAGTCCTCGCGCACGAGGAAACGAGGGGAGACCTCTGCCATCGTCGCTGGCTTACGCTCCCGACCTGGGACGCTACCATCGCAGACAGTACACCATCGAACCGAAAGGAGGTCGTGATGACCACCAAGAACATGACGGAGGACGAGCGCCGCTTCCTGTACGAGCGCGGCCCGGTCTCGGAGCTCGAGCTAGTGGAGTGGGAGCTGGAGGGGCTGACCGCACAGGACCGCATGAGCCTGGAGCGCCGGCGCCTCTTCCTGCGCGCCTTCGCCCACCGCGGCATCGTGCTCGAGGGCTGCCGCGCTGCCGGCGTGTCCCGCGACGCGGTCTACCACTGGCGCGAGACGTCCGAGTGGTTCTCCACGCTCTACGACATCGCGGTCGAGGAGGCCGCGGACCGGATCGAGGCCGAGGCCATACGGCGTGCCGTGGACGGGTACGACGAGCCGGTCATCTACCAGGGCATGCCGACCACGGTCGTCGACCCGGTCACGGGCGAGCAGCGCCAGCTGACGGTGCGCAAGTACAGCGACGCCCTGATGGCCCTCGTGCTGAAGGGCGCCCGCCCCGAGAAGTACCGCGAGAACCACAAGGTGGAGCTCGAGGGCGGCGCGGGCGGCGTGCTCATCGTGCCGGGCGCGATCGACCCCAAGGCGTGGGCCGAGGCGGCCCGGGCGCAGCAGGCCAAGTTCGCCGGGAACGAGGGCGAGCCCGAGGCCTGACCCGCGGCAAGATGCACCCCAGACGCGCCCGGCCGGGCGCGTCGTCACATCCGACCAACCTAATGAAGACGAGAGAGCATGGAACAGAACGAGCAGGCCGCCCTTGAGGCGGAGCACCACCCCGACCCGATAGACCGGGCGTCCGCGGAGACCGCCATACACGTCCAGGACGCGATCGACGCACAGCGCCTGCGCAACCAGCAGGCCCGAGCCCGGTGGGCGCCCCGGGACGACGGGTGCTGCGCCTGCGGGTGCGGCGAGGAGGTCGACCCGCGCCGGCTGGCGCTGGGCTACGGCCTGACCATCGAGTGCGCCCAGAAGATGGAGCGCCGTTGAAGCACTGCGCGCTCTGCGGCGGCGGGGGCCACACGGCCCCGCACTGCACGTGGGCGCGCCACGAACACAAGGAGACGACATGCGCCAGCGTGCCATCAAGCGTGCCCACGAGCGGATCGCCCGCAGGCTGCGCGCCCGACACCAGGGCATCCGCCCCCAGCCCGAGCAGGGCCTCTTCAACTTCCGCTGCCACGAGAACTGTGTAGAGTACCTGCGCACCCACCCAGGCCGCGGCCTCCGCATAGCCGAGACGGTCTACCTCGACGAGGGCGAGCCCATCCTCCACTACGTCGTGGTGGACGGCGACCGCTACCTCGAGGTGACCCTCGGCTGGCGCGCCGAGCAGCTCGAGTACTACCTGGTCCGCGTCCTTGACGAGCGGGACCACGCACGCATCCACAGCGAGTTCAACCGCTCCCTCGCGGACTGGACGGAGGAGTTCACCTCCTGGTTCGACCGCCGCGTGCTCGGCATCGAGAGGGTGCTCTGATGGCCTACGAACCCCCACACTGGAAGAAGAAGAAGAAGGCGCCGCGCCCGGAGGTCAAGGTCTGGGCCGCGCAGCCCGGCTCGCAGGTGCTCTTCCTGTCCAGCCCCGTGTTCGAGACCCTGTACGAGGGCACGCGCGGCCCGGGCAAGACCGACGCGCTGCTGGCCGACTTCTGCCAGCACGTGGGGCAGGGCTACGGCGCAGCGTGGCGGGGCATCCTGTTCCGCTCCACGTACAAGCAGCTCTCCGACGTCGTCGCGAAGTCCAAGGCCTGGTTCAAGCTGTGGTTCCCCGGCGCCAAGTTCAACGAGAGCGACTACGTCTGGACGTTCCCCAGCGGCGAGCAGCTCCTGCTGCGCTACATGTCCAAGCCCGCGGACTACGACAACTACCACGGCCACGCGTACCCGTGGATCGGCTGGGAGGAGCTCACCAACTGGGCCACCTCCGAGATGTACCTCAAGATGTTCTCCTGCTGCCGCTCGACGGTCGCGGGCATGCCCCGCAAGGTGCGCGCCACGACCAACCCGTACGGCCGCGGTCACAACTGGGTCAAGAACCGGTGGCAGCTGCCCGGCATGCGGGGCAAGATCATCAAGACGGCCGGCGAGCCCGACCGCGTGGCGATCCACGGGCACATCAGCGAGAACCGCATCCTGCTGGACGCCGACCCCGACTACATCCAGCGCATCCGCGCGTCGGCCTCGAACCCGGCGCAGGTCGCAGCCTGGCTCGATGGCAGCTGGGACATCACGTCGGGAGGCATGTTCGACGACCTCTGGCAGACGCAGGTCCACTGCGTGCCGACCTTCCAGGTGCCGCGCTCCTGGACGGTGGACAGGTCCTTCGACTGGGGCTCCTCGAAGCCCTTCTCGGTGGGCTGGTGGGCCGAGTCCGACGGCACGGAGCTCACCCTGCCAAGCGGCCGCAAGATCAGCACGGTGAAGGGCGACCTGTTCCGCATCGGCGAGTGGTACGGCTGCAAGAAGGGCGCCGAGAACGAGGGCCTGAGGATGCTGGCCTCCGACATCGCCGAGGGGATCAAGTTCCGCGAGATAGGCCTCGGCCTGGCGGGCCGCGTGAAGCCGGGCCCGGCGGACTCCTCCATCTTCGACGAGGAGAACGGCAACTGCATCGCCAAGGACATGCTGGCCAAGGGCGTGCGCTGGGAGCGCGCGGACAAGGGCCCGGGCTCGCGGAAGCAGGGCTGGGAGCAGACGCGCAAGCGGCTCAAGGGCGCGCTCAACCTGGACGAGGAGGACAAGCCCGTCGGCGGGCCGCGCGAGAAGCCCGGCCTGTTCGTGGTGGCGGAGCGCTGCCCCGCCTTCATCAGGACCGTGGTGCCCATACCGCGCGACGAGGCGGACCCTGACGACGTGGACAGCGACGTCGAGGACCACATCGCCGACGAAGTGAGGTATAGGGTGCGCTTCAAGCGCAAGGAAGTCAGGCAGGGCAGCTTCTAGTGGGTTACACGCAAGACCTCCGGACGTATACTGTGACAGTCACAAGCCACATCCGGAGGTCTACCATCATGCCAGCCGTCACCGTCATAAGCCTAACAGCCCAGGAGTACGCCGGCCGGCGCTACTACCTATGTGGCAGATACTTCCAGCACAAGGGCGAGCGCCTGCACCGCCGGGTGTGGGAGGACCTGAACGGCCCCGTGCCAGAGGGCCACCACGTCCACCACCGTGACCACAACACCTCGCACAATGAGCCTGGCAACCTCGAGCTGCTGTCGAACTCCTCCCACCTATCGTACCACGCAGCCAAGAGCGGGCACGGCCGCACGACCATCGCCGTGGCCGGGCTCGCCGCTAAGGAGTGGCACGGGAGCGAGGAGGGCCGGGAGTGGCACCGCGTGCACTACGCCGAGAGGGTGGCGCCGGTAATGTCCGAGCGCGCAGCCGCAACGTGCCTCGAGTGCGGGGCGGAGTTCGAGACCTCGCGGGTGCACGCCCACCTGGCCAGGTACTGCAGCGGGCGCTGCAGGCAGCGGGCCAACAGGGCCCGCAAACGCGCCGCGGCCGAGTGACGGCGTACGGTCCGCGCTCGCAGCGGTAAAGTTTCAACCGTCGCGTCCCACAGCGCGGCGCTCCTGTTGAAAGGTTGGTCGGGCACGGTAGGCCCCGGCGGTACTAGCGACCGCCGGGGCTTTCCTTTTACGTCGGCTTGCGACGCGCCCGGACCGCGGCAAGATCGTTCGCTCGATCAACCCAGACACGGAGCAAGCATCCATGCACGACACACAGGACGCCCGACACGTAGGGCCCACGCAGCCGTTCTCCGACGAGCTGCACCAGCAGAAGTACCGGAGCGAGGGCGAGTCGTTCCGCGAGGCCATGAACCGCGTGGCGGCCGGCCTGAAGGACGACGACGCCCACTTCCACGAGTTCCGCGACATCCTCCTCGACATGCGCTTCATGCCCGCTGGCCGCATCCAGGCCGCCATCGGATCGGGCAAGAACACCACCCCCTACAACTGCTACGTCTCCGGCACCATCGCTGACAGCTACACGGACGGCGAGGGCTCCATCATGGAGCGCGCGACCCAGGCTGCAGCGACCATGCGCATGGGCGGCGGCATCGGTTATGACTTCTCCACCCTGCGCCCCAAGGGCGACCTCATCGTCAAGTTGCAGTCCCGCAGCTCCGGCCCCATCTCCTTCATGGAGATTTTCGACGCGGTCTGCCGCTGCACGTCCTCGTCCGGCCACCGGCGCGGCGCACAGATGGGCGTCCTGCGCATCGACCACCCCGACATCTTCGACTTCGTCCGCGCCAAGCAGAACGAGACCTTCCTGCGCGGCTTCAACATCTCCATCGCCGTCACTGACGAGTTCATGCGGGCCAAGCGCGATGGCAAGCCCTTCCAGCTGAAGTTTGGCGGCCGCGTCTACCGCGAGGTGGACCCCAATGAGCTGTGGGACGCGGTCATGCGCTCCACCTGGGACTGGGCCGAGCCGGGCGTCCTGTTCATCGACCGCATCAACGAGATGAACAACCTCCACTACTGCGAGACCATCGCGGCGACCAACCCGTGCGGCGAGCAGCCGCTGCCCCCGTTCGGCGCCTGCCTGCTCGGCTCCTTCAACCTGGTGCGCTACGTCAGCAAGGACATGCACGGCTGGCGCTTCGACTGGGACCGCCTGGCCCTTGACATCGCGCCCGTCGTGCGCGCCATGGACAACGTGGTCGACCGCGCCCGCTACCCGCTGCCGCAGCAGGAGCACGAGGCCAAGTCGAAGCGCCGCATGGGGCTCGGCGTGACAGGCCTGGCGAACGCGGGCGAGGCGCTGGGCCTGCCGTACGGCTCGAAGGGCTTCCTTGACTTCACCCGCCGCGTGCTGACCCTCGTCCGCGACGAGTCCTACCGTGCGTCGGCCCGCCTTGCCCAGGAAAAGGGCGCCTTCCCGCTCTACTCCAACGAGTACCTGGACTCCAAGTTCGTGCGCACCCTGCCCGAGGACATCCGCGAGATGATCGAGGAGCACGGCGTCCGCAACTCCCACCTCACCAGCATCGCCCCGACCGGCACCATCAGCCTCTGCGCCGACAACATCAGCTCGGGCCTGGAGCCGGTGTTCTCCTACGGCATGGAGCGCACCGTCATCGAGTTCGAGGGCCCCCGCAAGGAGCTCATCGAGGACTACGGCGTGCGGGTGTTCGGCGTGCGCGGGCGCCGCTCGTCGGACGTCACCGTGGCCGAGCACGTCGCCGTGCTGGCGGTAGCTGCCGAGCTGGTGGACTCCGCCGTCTCCAAGACCTGCAACGTGGACTCCCGCGTCAGCTGGGACGAGTTCAAGCGGGTCTACGACAGCGCGTGGGAGCTGGGCTGCAAGGGCATCACGACCTACCGGGCGGACGGCATGCGCGGCGGCGTGATCGTCGCCAAGGACGACGACACCGGCAAGGCCCAGGAGGAGGCGGCATCCTGCACGATCGACCCGGATACGGGCCGCCGCAGCTGCGAGTGACACCCAGCTGGGAATGATGGCTCCCTGATCGGAGGGGTGGCGGTACACTGTGACCGTCGCCCCTTCTTTTATCCCCGGCCTAGCGACACCGGGCAAGGAGAACCTCATGCAAGCATCCATCGGGACCGGATCGGTCCACCAGCACGCACCGGCGCCATTCTACGCCGGCGACTTCGACGACGTGACCCGCTCGGCACAGCGCCAGCTGGCCCGCAACCTCGCCATCTCCGGCGGCGTGCTCTTCCGCGTCGACGCGGGCGACCTGTTCGAGGTCTACCTGCAGTCCTTCGAGGACCCCGCGGAGCGCCAGTACCACAACTGCAACTGCTGCCGCTCGTTCATCCACCACTTCGGCTCCCTCGTGACCATCGCCGAGGACGGCACGCTGACCTCGGCCCTGTGGGACGAGGGCGACCTGCCGCAGGCCCACGCCTACGCCGAGGTCGTGCGCCGCCTCCGCCGCGCCGTCATGAAGGGCAACGTGGTGGACCAGTTCCTGTGGGATGAGCAGCAGTGGGGTGTGCCCGAGGCTGGCGGCTTCACTCACCTGTGGGCCGACGCGGGCCGCGAGCACCTCTGGACGCGTCGCGACCTTACTGCTCAGCAGGCCATGGCCTCCAAGCGCGAGGACCGCCGCCACCTCAAGCACGCCCTCGACACCATGCCGCCACGCCTCGTCGAGCGCGCCGTCGGCATGCTGCAGGCCGGCTCCCTCGAGCGCTCCGACAAGGTGCTGCCCATGGCGGCCTTTCTGGACGGCGCCTTCAAGAAGGCCGCCGGCCGCAAGGGCGAGCAGCTGAACCGCGTGCTGTGGCGCCTCGTGGCCTCCGCGGCCGCCGGCTGGTGCACCCCGCGCGCCTCCGTGCTCGGCGCCCTCGTCGAGGACCTGCAGGCCGGCCTCTCGCCGGAGGCGGTCGCCCGCAAGCACGGCGAGCGGATGGACCCGCTGAAGTACCAGCGCCCGACCGCGCCGACTTCGGCCGGCAACGTCGCCCAGGCGGAGCGCCTCGTCGAGCAGCTCGGCATCGCGCCCTCGCTGGAGCGCCGCTTCGCCGCGGCCGACGAGTTGGTCCACCTGTGGACGCCCCAAGCCACCACGAAGGGTCAGCAGTCCGGCGTCTTCGGCCACCTGCTCGCCTCTCAGCGCCCGCAGGCCGAGGCTCGCCTCACCGCCCGCCCCGTGACGATGACCTTCGCCAAGTTCCGCCGCGACGTCCTGCCTCTCGCCCTCGAGATGGACGTCAAGGTCCCGTCGCGCGGCTCCTTCTGCGCCTTCACGACGGCCGTCCACCGCGACGCGCCGCCGATCCTGCAGTGGGACAGCGAGGACTGCCGCAACCCGTTCGCGTGGTACGTCTACCACAACGGCTCGACCTCCGTGCAGTGGGGCCTCCGTGGCATGGCCTACGCCCGCGTCGTCTGCATCAGCGAGATGCCCACCATGTGGGGTGGCAACACCCGCTGGAAGGACCTCGGCGACTCTGCCCTGCTCGTGCTCGAGGGCTGCCGCGACGGCGAGAACCGCTCCCTGGCGCTCTTCCCCGAGTGCCTGCGCGGCGAGCTCCACCAGGTCCGCCGCACGGTCGAGGCCCACTCGCGCAGCCGCGCACTCGAGCCCCTCGAGGAGGGCCGTCAGCACGCGGCCGGCCTCCGCGTCGGTGACAACCAGCAGGTCGAGCTGCGCGTCCGCACCGCGGCCGGCATCGCGTCCTACCTGATTGACCGCTGGGAATAACTAGGGTCCCGCGTAGGCGGGGACGGCGGCACGATGTGTCGTCGTCCCCTCAACTTTCAACCACAAGAAGGAGTCCAACATGAGGACCTTGATGATCGTCGCCGCGGCGCTCGCCCTAGCGGGCTGCACCACCGGCTCTCCACCGACCTCCCGCGTGAGCGGGCTGGACGGCTCCCGCGTCGTGACCGTGCCCGGCCACGGCAACGCCTGCTCCGGCGTCGTGTGCACGGGCCTCGGCGCCCAGTGGAGCTCCGCCGAGCCCGGGCACGCCCTGCTCGTCGTGTACGTCTTCAATGACGTCCGCGCCATCACGGGTGCCAGCCTGAGCGTGGGCGGCCGCGTCCACCGCCTGACGCCGCTGGGCCAGACCGGCTTCGCGCCCTACGGTGCCGCCACCCGCGAGTCGCGCAAGGCCTTCGCCGTGCCGCTCGGGCTTGTCCGCGAGCTGGCCCAGGCCGATCGCGCCTGGCTGCGCGTCGAGACGCCCGGCGGCTACCTGGAGGACCCCGTGGTGGACTCCGGCCGCGAGGGCAAGTCGCTCGGCGCGCTGCGCCGCTTCCTGTCGTCAGTCGACACCGCCAACTGAGGGGAATGCCATGACCGAACTAGACCCCTGGGCCCTGCTGTCGGCGGCGTTGCTCGCTGTCATCCTCGCCCACATGATCCGCCTGCGCCGCTCCGGCCGTGCCCCGGCCCGCGACGCCTACCGCCGCGGCCTCGAGTACGCCCTCGTCGAGCTGCACGCTGGTGGGGACGAGGCTGCCACGATCGAGCGCCTCCGCTCGGAGGCTGAGAACGGCCGCGACCTGGACCCGTCGCCCTTCGACGACGCCATCCTGGACGTCCTGCGCGAGCACGTGATGCGCCGCGACCTGCAGGCTAGGGCACTGCTGCGCGCCGTCGAGCGCCTGCAGGGCATGGAGCACATGGGCGAGGCCTCCTCCAGCGAGGTCGGCGTCGCGCTCGACGTCCTGCAGGAGCTGCTGGGCGGCACGCCCGCGGAGCCGAGCGTCTTCGTGACCGAGTACCTACACCTCGAGGGTGGTGAGGCCCGCCTGGTGCGCCGGCCGCTGCGCGACTGGCCCTCATGGGCGGACGACCTCAACCCGGTCCACACGCACGGGGTGCCCAGTCATGAGTGAGAAGCCATTCCGCCCCATGTTAGCCGCGACCGTGGCCGACGTCGCCGCACTCCGCTGGCCCCTGCTGGCGAGCCCCAAGCTCGACGGCATCCGGGCCATAGTGCGCGGCGGGGTCGTCGTGTCCCGCAACCTCAAGCCCATCCCGAACCAGCGGGTGCAGGCCATCTTCGGCAAGGACTGGCTCGAGGGCCTTGACGGCGAGCTCCTGGTTGGCGACCCGACCGACCCGCGCGCCTTCCTCGGCACGACCTCCGGCGTCATGAGCCGTGACGGCGAGCCCGACGTCTTCTTCCACGTCTTCGACTGCTGCCGCGAGCCTGGCAGGCCGTACCACGAGCGCCTTGGCATGGCGCGCGACCTCGTCACCGGGTCGGGGCGCAGCCTGATCGTCGAGCAGACCGTCGTGACGTCGGCCGAGGAGGTCAACGCCTACGAGGCCGCGCAACTCGCGCTCGGCTACGAGGGCGTGATGCTTCGGGACGCAAAGTCGCCCTACAAGAACGGCCGCGGCACGCTGTCCAAGCAGGACCTCATGAAGCTCAAGCAGTTCGAGGACGCCGAGGCGGTCGTCGAGGGGTTCGAGGAGCTGCTGCACAACTCCAACGAGGCATCCACCAGCGCACTGGGGCTGACCGAGCGCGGCCACTCGAAGGACGGCATGGTTGGCATGGGTACGCTCGGCGCGCTGCGCGTAGTGGGCCGTGGCGGCCGGTGGGACGGCGTCCGCTTCAACGTCGGGTCGGGCTTCGACGCCGCGACCAGGGCGGCGATATGGGCCGACCGCGCCGGCTGGGAGGGCCGCCTCGTGAAGTTCAAGTTCTTCCCGATCGGCTCGAAGGAGGCGCCACGCTTCCCGATCTTCCTGGGCGAGCGTCACCCGGACGACGCCTGATCGCTGGCTCCCGGCTCGGCGGTTTACGAGGTACCATCGCGGTCATCTACGTACGCCACCGAACCAGGAGCCGACCATGGCAGACACCCCCAACAAGAAGCCGACGGTGGCATCCCCGTCGTCGGCATACCTCCGCATGGCGCCACGCTGGCGCATGATCGACGTCCTACTGGGCGGCACCGAGGCGATGCGCGCTGCTGGTGAGGAGTTCCTCCCCCAGTACGACAACGAGTCCAACAAGAACTACCAGTCCCGCCTGCAGCGCGCGACCCTGCTCAATATGACCGAGCAGACGCTCGACACCCTGGCGGGCAAGCCCTTCCGCGAGGCCATTGTCCTCGACGAGGACGTGCCGCCGCAGATCGAGGACCTGGCCGAGGACGTCGACATGCAGGGGAACAACCTGCAGGCCTTCTCCCGCTCCTGGTTCCGCGAGGCCTGGGCCAAGGGCTTCTCCCACGTGCTCGTCGAGCACCCCACCCCCGAGGCTAAGACCGACGCCGAGGGCGAGCAGCGCCCGCGCACCCTCGCCGACGACCGCGCCGAGGGCCTTCGCCCGTACTGGGTGCACGTCAAGCCCGAGTGCCTCATCGCCGCATACTCCGCCGTCGTCCTCGGCCAGGAGGTGCTCACGCACGTCCGCATCCTGGAGAAGAGCGTCGAGCGCGTCGGCTGGGAGGAGGTCGAGGTAGTCCGCGTCCGGGTCCTGGAGCCTGGCACCTGGCAGGTGTGGGCGCCCGACGAGAAGGGCGAGGAGTGGCACGTCGAGTCCGAGGGCACGACCAGCCTCGACTACATCCCGCTGGTGACCTTCTACGCCGGCAAGCGCACGGGCCTGATGGAGTGCAAGCCGCCCCTCACCGACCTGGCGCACCTGAACGTTGCCCACTGGCAGTCGTCTAGCGACCAGCGGAACGTGCTGACCGTGTCGCGCTTCCCAATCCTCGCGGCGTCCGGCGTGCCCGCAGACCAGAAGGTCAACATTGGCCCCAACAACTTCCTGACCACCGAGGCCACCGAGGGCAAGTGGTACTACGTCGAGCACACCGGCGCCGCCATCGCTGCTGGCCAGACCGACCTCTCGTCCCTCGAGGACCAGATGGCGACCTACGGCGCGGAGTACATGCGCAAGAAGCCTGGCGACGAGACCGCCACCGGCCGCGCCCTCGACGCCGCGGAGGCGTCTTCCTACCTAGCCGCCACCGTCCGCGACTTCCAGGACTGCCTCGAGCAGGCCATGCAGTTCACGGCAGACTGGCTGGGCCTCGACAACGGTGGCTCCGTCAAGGTCAACGCCGACGTCGACCTGTCCGAGGCCGACGCCGCAGAGCTGGACGCCCTCCTGAAGATGCGGGCTCAGCGCGACATCTCCCGCAAGGCCTTCCTGAAGGAGATGAAGGCACGCCAGGTCCTCTCGGACGACTTCGACGAGGACGACGACGCGGAGCAGCTGAAGGAGGAGGCAACCGACTCCATGGGCGACATGTTCGGCAATGGCAACGGCACCAAGACCCCTCCGGTCGACCCGAACGCCGACCCGAACGCCGACCCGCAGGACCCTACCGCGGACCCGAGCAACCCACAGCCGCCCGCACCGAACGACCCGGCGCTCAACCCCGGGGGTGAGTGATGGCGCAGACCCCTGAAGAAAAGCTGGCTAAGGCCCGCGAGAAGAATCGTCTCTGGCGCGAGGCAAACCGTGATAAGGCACGCGAGGCCAGTAAGCGCTGGCATGAGCGCCACCGTGCAGAAAACCGGGAGCGCGTGGCGGAGACGACTGCGCGCTACCGCCAGGGCAATGCAGCAAAGTACTGGTTTAAGAACCTGCGCAACCGTGCTGAGAAGCAGGGCCGTGCATTCGACTTGACCGAGGAGTTCCTGAGGGAACTGCTTGGGCCAATGACCTGCGCAGCGACGGGCCTGGCCCTCACCTATGACTGGGACGGAGAAGGCCGCACCAATCCATGGGCTCCTTCGGTTGACCGCGTGGACTCATTGCTTGGATATACGATGGACAACGTGCGCGTGGTCTGCTGGGCATATAATACAGCCAAGAGCGACTGGGCCGATGACATAGTTGTGGCCCTCGCACGTGCCATAGTGGAGGCTGCAGATGGCAACAGCTAATGAAGAATTGCTGGATGCAACTGTGCGGCACCAGATCGTCGTCCTGCGGTTCTCCGACCGCATGGCGACTGACGCGGCCAGGCTCCTGGAGGCCTCCGACCGCGAGCTCGTCGCGATGCTCCAGACCGAGCTCACCGAGTTCGCCGAGGCGCGCCTGAACGCGATGCTGATCGAGGTCCGGAGGCTGCGCGCCGCGGCCATCCAGGCCGTCGACGCCGACGTGCGCCCCGACCTCGACGGCTTGTCGCAGGTAGAGGCGACTTGGGAGGTCGGCGCCATGGGCGCGGCGATCCCGGTGGAGCTGACCCTCAACACGGTCGCGCCCGCCACGCTGCGGGCCATCGTCACGTCGCCAATCAACGGCATCCCGCTGCAGGGCTGGTGGGACCGGCTTGCTGCAGCAGATGCCCAGCGCATCGAGCAGCAGCTCCGCCTCGGCATCCTGCAGGGCGAGACGACCGACCAGATCGTGCGCCGCATCCGCGGTACGCGGGCAGCCGGCTACTCCGACGGGGTGCTGGCCATCACGCGCCGCGACGCCGAGACGGTCGTGCGCACGGCGGCGAACCACGTGTCCACCGGCGCCCGCCAGGCGACGTGGGATGCAAACGCAGACATCATATCCGGCGTGCGCTGGGTGGCGACCCTCGACGGGCGCACCTCGGCGGTGTGCCGGTCCCGCGACGGCGAGGTCTACCCGATCGACAAGGGCCCGCGGCCGCCGGCGCACCCGAACTGCCGCTCGACCGTCGTGCCCGTGCTGGCAGGCGCCGAGATTGTTGGCGACCGCCCGACCGTGCGCGACGGCAGGACCCGCCGCAAGCGTGAGCTCGACTTCGCCCAGGAGGTTCGCGACGACGTCGGGCCGAAGGAGTGGTCCCGCATGTCAGCCACCGAGCGCCGCGCCAAGGTGAAGGCCAAGCGCGACGCGTGGGCGGACGAGAACATCGGCTCCACGCCCAGCAACGTGACGTACCAGGACTGGATCAAGCGCCAGCCGGCGAAGTTCCAGGACGAGGTGCTTGGGCCCACCCGCGCCCGGCTGTTCCGCGAGGGCGGCGTGCCGCTCGACAAGTTCGTGGACGCCAGCGGCAAGCAGTACAACCTGGACCAGCTGCGGACGCGGCTAGACCAGGACGCCCGCGAGCTGCTCGACAGGCTCCGCGGGACCGACGACTGACGCGTGGCCGAGTCCGGCCCGCATCAGAACGATGGCTCACGTTACGCCGGCGCCGGCTTAATGTGCCAGCCTGAGACCATCCCGGGCGCGATGCCCAAACAACGCGCGTGACGCGCAGAAGGAGAGCACTATGGAATTCGAGTTCCTGAAGAACCCCACCGTCGACAGCATCGACAAGGTCCCCGAGCAGTTCCGCGGCCTGTACGCCGAGGGCGAAGGCGGCTACGTGTTGAACGACAGCTTCAAGGGCACCGCCGGCGCGATCGACGGCCTGAACAAGTCCCTCAAGGCCGCGCGCCGCGACGCCGACGAGGCCAAGCGCAACCGCCCCGACCTGTCGGGCTTCGCCGCGGTCGGCCAGCTGCTCGGCCTCGAGGGCGACGACGCCGCCTCGCCGGAGACACTCCGCCAGGCCGTCGAGCGCGTCATCGGCGAGTCGAAGGACGGCAAGGTCAACTGGGACAAGATGAAGAAGGACCTGGAGCGCGGCTTCCAGACCCAGCTGCAGGGCAAGGACGGCGAGCTCCAGAACATGAGCAAGACCCTCCAGAAGTACCTGGTGACCACTGCGGCCGTGCAGGCGATCGCAGGCCACAAGGGCGTGCCGGAGCTGCTGCTGCCGCACATCCAGGCCAAGACCAAGGTCATCAAGGAGGGCGAGGAGTACGTCGTCCGCGTGGTCGACGAGTCCGGCGACCCGCGCGGCAATGCTTCCGGCGGCTTCATGACCGTCGAGGACCTGGTCAAGGAGATGAAGGCGAGCCCTACCTTCGGCCGCGCGTTCGAGAGCGAAGCCCCGAGCGGCTCGGGTGTCAAGCCCGGCGTCACGCAGGGCAAGCCGAACCCACAGAAGCGTGACCTGTCGCCGACCGAGAAGATCGCGGCCGGCCTCGCGAAGCGCCGCTGAGGCATCGCGACACGAAGAAGGGGAGCTACGGCTCCCCTTTTTCTTTGCCCGGTCACAGGCGGCGCGACGTGGCGGGAGCCGGCTGGACCTCGTGGACCGACACGGCCTGCAGGACGAAGAACTTCTCGCCGCGGCTCAGGTCGGCAAGGCGCGAGGCCTCGCGCTCGGCGTCGCGGTAGGACGACTGGACCGTGGTGGGCGGCTTCTTCAGCTGCGGACGGCCGTGTGGCCCGCCCTTCATGGCGTCGCCGGACGACACGAGGAAGAAGCGCTGGTCGTCCAGCGCGCTGGTGTTGCGTGAGGCGTTCCAGCTCGTGCTGGCGGCACCGCCCGAGCTTGACGAGCGACCCAGCAGCGAGTCCACGAGCGCGGAGCCGTCATCCGTCACGGTAGGGCGGCGTCCGTCACCGTTGACAGTGACGAGACCCTCGGCGACGAGGCTCGCGAGGTCGGGCCCGGACGTGCCCACCTTGAGCTCGTTCTCGTAGGTGCCGCGGTACACGGCAAGCAGGGTCATCAGTCGGTTGGCGGTCATCTTCATCTTCTTTGCTCCTTGTTGCTTGGTTGTGGGGCCGACGACCTGCGCGAGAACGCGCAGCTCGACGTCGGCGAAGTCCATGGCGGCGAGGACGCCGCGGTCGTAGCCCAGCTGCTCAAGGCGGCAGGCAATGGCAGTCTCCGTCCGCCCATGCGCCGTTGCGAGCACGGACAGGTCAGTGCAGCGGGCAGCGGCGGCCAGCAGGTCGCGCTCCTCCGCGTCGGTCCACGGGGCTCCTCCGCGCGGCACGAGGTGGTTGGCGGAGTTGCCGACCAGCTCGCTCCAGCCACGACGCAGGGCCACCACGTGTGGAGGGTGGCGGAAGCGGCCGGTCGGCGACAGGCCGGCCTCGGCGAACGCGTCGAGGTAGTCGTCACCGGGGAAGTCGAGGTCCTCCATCATAGTGACACCTCCGAGGCGCGCGTCATCCACTCCGGCTCGTCGCCCATGCGGTACTCGGCGATCGCGGACTTGTCGGCGCGGTAGTAGGCGCGGTACGAGGCCACCGGGTCGGGCGAGCGGTACGCCTCGGGCATTGCGAGGGCGAACGGCGTCATGGCGTCGGGCCGGTCGGCACAGGCTCTTAGCAGCGCGCGGGGTGGCGTGCGCAGGGCGGGCAGCACGTCCCACGTCTTGTGGCGCTTTTTGGCGCGGTCGCCGAAGCGGCGCTGGTACTCGTGGAGCAGCGCCTCGAGCAGCGAGCACGCCCAGCGGTAATTGGCGGCGGTCTCGCGGACCCACACGGCGCACGGGTGGTTCTGATGCGTCGGGTGGTAGACGCGCTGCCCGCGCACCTCGAAGCAGTTGCGGACGTCGGAATAGGACGCCTCGCCGAAGTGGGCGTGGGCTGTGCTGAGCAGCTGCGCCGTCTCGAGCACCATCTTGACGACGTGCTTGTCGCAGTGGGCTCGGGCGGCCAGCCGCGGATCGCGGTCCAGCACGAAGAGGTTCATGGCAATCTCCTTTGGTCTTGGGTTGGATGGGTAGATCGTACGCCCCTCGAAGAGCGCACGATGCCGTCGTTTAGAGGGTCATGGCCTCCATGCGGGTCTTGGCGTGGTCCCACGCGGCGTTCCAAAGGTCCACCACGCGGTCGGGCATGCCCTCCTCGTCGTCGGGCAGCGCCGCGATGCCCACCGAGGCCATGGCAGCGTCCATGGTCATGCTGGCGTCGCAGTAGTCGTGGGAGTAGCAGACGCCCGCAATGGGCATCTCCTTCTGCTTGCGGACCACCTCGCGGAAGTCGTCCTCGCCGATGTCCTCGCGCAGCTGCTCGAGGAAGGCGTGGGCCACGAGCGTCGGGTTGAACGCGGCCGCGGGCTTGAACGCCTTGGCGTAGTCGAGGGCGGCGTCGAGGAGCTCGGTGTACTGAGGCACGAGGGCGCCGTCCACCATCTCGTGGAGGTTGGAGTAGGTCTCAGCCTCGGACAGTCGGAGGCAGACGCAGCAGTCGCCGACGACGAGGATGGCGTTATTCTCGAGCTGCGTGACAAGGGACTTCGCGAAGGGGGTCTTCTTGGCGGTCATGGCGGTGCTCCTATCAGTTGATGAATGCAAGGATGCCGGCGAGGTCGGACTCGACCTTGCGGAGGTCGCCCGAGTAGCCCCAATTCTTGGGGTCGGCCTTGGCCTTGGCCTTGTGGGCCTCAAGCTTGGCCTTCAGCTTGGCAAGCTGCAGCTCGACCGCTGCGACGGTGGCATCATAGTCGGATGCTGCGGTATTGGCGAAGGGGCGGTTCATGTTCGAGCTCCTTAAAACAGTTGGACGATGAAGCGAGCTGCCGGGCGGCCGAGGTACCAGCCGGTCAGTACGCAGGCAAGAAGTACGATGGTCATGTTGGTCTCCAGCAGTTCGTCGTGTTGATGGGATGATTATGGCGCAGCCTTCCCAGCTTGGGAGCCCCCCTCAAGCGATTATTTTCCATTTATTTTATCTATCCCTTAATCTAGGGTAATCTAAACCTCATATAGGGCTCTAAGTGATTGATTCTCTAAGCCGGACAAGGACTTCTGAGCCATCTAGGGCTTCTGGACCTCGGCAGCGCCGTGGCCGACCTCGCCCCGATCCGGTGGCCGATCGTTTTCCTGGTGCAAACCGAGCTCCAAGGTCCGTACGGCCCGGAAAGGCCCTAAGTCCTTGGTGCGCAAGGCTTTAGCCGTACGGACCTGGCACTTCGCGGGGCTCAGACGGCCCAGATCGGGCGTGCTGGCGCATGTTCGTGGGGTTACAGACTGGCGCCGTCGCAGCATATTCCCGACCATAGCGTGCGAGCGCGGAGCACATCCGCGAGCCGCGCTCGCTGACCCAGCAGAGGCGTGACGCCTGGCCCGGGGTCGAATCGTCGGGCGATCCGGCACCAAACCAAGCAAACCATCAACCTCTGTCTAGGAGAAATACCATGGCTTCCGTAACCCTCGCCGAATCGGCGAAGCTGGCCCAGGACGAACTCGTCGCTGGCGTCATCGAGAACGTCATTACCGTCAACGAGATGTTCGAGCTGCTGCCCTTCGACGGCATCGACGGCAACGCCCTCGCCTACAACCGCGAGAACGTGCTGGGCGACGTCCAGATGGCTGGCGTCGGCACGACCATCACCGCCAAGGCCGCTGCGACCTTCACGCAGGTGACCTCCACCCTGACCACGATCATCGGCGACGCCGAGGTCAACGGTCTGATCCAGGCCACTCGCTCGGGCGACGGCAACGACCAGAAGGCGGTGCAGATCGCCTCCAAGGCGAAGAGCTGCGGCCGCAAGTATCAGGACCAGCTCATCAATGGCGACGGCACCGGCGCGAACATGACCGGCCTGCTCGGCCTCGCGGCCGCTGGCCAGAAGTTCTTCGCCGGCAACGCGGCCGCCAACGGCGCCCCGTTGTCGTTCGACGACCTCGACGCCCTGATCGACCTCGTGACCGACAAGGACGGTCAGGTGGACTACCTGATGATGAACGGCCGCACCCGCCGCGCCTACCTGGCGCTGCTCCGTGGCCTGGGTGGCACCTCCCCTGGTGACATCTACACCATGGCCTCCGGCCGTCAGGTCCCCGCCTACCGCGGCATCCCGATCTTCCGCAACGACTGGATCCCCATCAACCAGACGCGCGGCACCTCGACCAATGCCACCTCGGTCATCGCGGGCACCTTCGATGACGGCAGCCGCTCCCACGGCATCGCCGGCCTGACCGCCGAGAAGGCCGCGGGCATCAACATCAAGGAGGTCGGCGAGAAGGAAGACGCCGACGAGTCCATCACCCGCGTGGTGTGGTACTGCGGCGTCGCGCTCTTCAGCGAGAAGGGCCTGGCGATCCTGAGCGGCGTCACCAACTAAAGCCGCCAGCAAGGTGGCCCTCCAGGAGCTCCGCGCCCCTGGAGGGCCTTGTGGCATCTAGCGAAGGAGAGAAGCAATGGCATCAGTCAACCAGAAGTTCGTCCTGGTCGGCCCCCACGCCGGTCAGACCATGCACGTCAACGGGCACGAGTTCGTCGACGGCGAGATGACGTTCCAGGGCAGCGCCGAGCAGGCAGCCACCCTCGAACGCGTGTTCGAGTTCTACGGCGCGATGACCGCCGAGAAGGCGGAGCTGCACGCCCTGCGCGGCGAGCAGAAGCCCGCGGACAACAAGCAGCCCGAAGGCGGCACCCAGACGGATTCCGGGGCCTCGGGCGGTCAAGCCGACGCGCAAGGCAGCGCCACGTCCACCGAGGCGACCAAGCCGGCCCAGGATGCGCCGAACGGCACTCCGGACGCCAAGCCGAGCCTTGCCGAGGCCATCGGCCTGCTCGACCCGGAGGTCGACGCCCACTGGACGTCGAACAACCTGCCGAACCTGGAGCACCTCGGCGAGCTGACCGGCAAGAAGGTCGCCCGCGACGAGGTCAACGCCGTGGCCGAGGGCTACACCCGCGCCAAGGCGCGCGCAGCTAAGCAGTAAGGAGGGAACAGCCATGGCCCGCTATACCAGCAGCGACATGACCAAGCCGCGCACGTCGGCGGGCCAGGCTCCCGCCCAGCCCCCGAAGGCGTCCGCCGGCCAGCAGACCGTGCGCGTGCCCCCGGGCGGCCAGGTCACTATCCGCAAGGCGACCAACGGCGTCATCGCCACAGTCACCGGCGCCGACTGGCGCGACCAGGGCCAGGTGCTCGCCGAGAGCGCCTCGGACCTGAAGATCGAGTGAGGGCAGAGACATGGCCTTCACCCAACAGAACAACGACGGGACCGTGGACGGCGCGAACGCCTACACGGACCCAGCGACCGTCCGGGCCTACTGGTCGGACCGCGGCGTCGACCTGACGGCGCGCACCGACGCAGAGCTCCAGGCGGCCATCGTCAATGCCACCACCTACCTGGACGGTCGCTACCGCTGGGTGGGCTACCAGTTGCGCCGACTGCAGGGCACCCAGTGGCCACGCGGCGGCATCACCACGTTCCTGCGCGGCCTGCCGCCCGCCCTCGTGACCGCCACCTGCATGCTGGCGAGCCGCGCGCTGACTGGCAAGCCGCTCATGCCGGACCCGACCTTTGACGCAAGTGGCGGCCAGGTCGTCGAGTCGCTGAAGGAGGTTGGCCCCATCAAGGTGCAGACCAAGTTCAGCGCCTCGCAGTCGACGTCGGCCTCCGCCCGGACGCCGGACTACCCCGAGGTCACCCTCACGCTGCAGTCCGCCGGCCTGATCGGCTCGGGCAACTCCGGCGAGCTGGGGAGGGCTTGACATGGCCACCTTCGACTACGCCGGCCTGAGGGACACCGTGGACGCGCTCCTGGCCGAGTTCGGTCAGGACTGTCAGGTCCGCAGGGCAGGAGCGCCCGTCACTGTCGACCCAGTCAACGGGACCGTGACCGGCGGCGCCGCCCAAGTCTTCCCGGTCGTCGGCGTCGTCGTCGACTACGAGGAGAAGATGGTGGACGGCGAGACGATCATGCGTGGCGACCGCCAGGCCTACGTGCAGGCGAGCGTGCAGCCCGTCCGCGGCGACACGTTCGTCGAGGCCAATGGTGTGCAGTGGGCGGTTGTCGACGTGAACCCGGTCAACCCGGCGGGCCTTGCAGTGGTCAACGCCCTGCAGCTGCGGAGGTAGCCCATGGCAGGCCGGTTCGAGTCGCAACTGAGGGGCTTCGGCGTGAAGGCGCTGGACAAGGTGGACAAGGTCCGCCGCGCGTCCGTGCTGGAGCTCTTCAAGCTCGTCATCATGGCGACGCCGGTCGACACGGGCCGGCTGCGCGGCAACTGGCAGACGACCATCAACTCGCCCGCCGGCGCCGCGACGACCCGCGACGACCCGAGCGGCGCGGCGGCCCTCGCGGAGGCGATGGCCAACCTTGGGAGCCTGGCGGACGTCGTCTGGTTCACCAACAACCTGCCCTACGCCGAGCGCATCGAGTACGAGGGGTGGAGCAGGCAGGCGCCGGAGGGTATGGTGCGCAGGCACATCGCCCAGTGGCAGAGGATTGTGAGCGCCAAGGCCCAGGCCTTGGGGCGCTGATAGGAGGACGACGAGATGGCAAACCCGTACGCGGGGCTGAGGAAGGCGCTGATGCAGGGGGTCCAGGACTCCCCGCTCGCCCTGCCCTGCGCCGTCGAGAACGCGCCCTTCGACAAGCCGACGGACCAGAGCCCCTGGGCGTCGGCCTTCGTGCTGATGAACCAGCCCTCGGTCGCCACGCTCGGCGCCGAGGGCCAGGACGCCCACGACGGCGTCCTGCAGATCGACCTGAATTACCCGCTGATGACCGGTGAGGCGGCCGTGACGGCCAAGGCGGACGAGCTGTCGGACTTCTTCAAGGCGGGCAAGCGACTTGCCAACTCGGGGGTCGAGCTCACGGTAGCTTCCTGCGGCCGCTCACGCGGGCGGGAAGTGGACGGGTGGTATCGCGTGAGCATGACCGTCACCTGGTTCGCCCGGGTGTCCCGCAACTGATCTTCAACTTTAAGGAGCACACACCATGGCAAACGGCAGCCGCCACTCCATGCGCTACGTGGCCGAGGCGACCTACGGGACGACCCCGGCAACCCCGGCCTTCAAGCCGATCCGTCACACCAGCACGACCCTGGGCCTGTCCAAGGAGTCCCTCCAGTCGGAGGAGATTCGCGACGATCGCCAGATTGCCGACTTCCGGCATGGCGCCTACCAGGTCGGCGGCGACATGAACATCGAGCTGAGCTTCGCCAGCTTCGACGACCTGCTCGAGGCCACGCTGCTCGGCACCTGGGTCGCCAACACCACGACCGGCTCGCAGAGCCTGAGCGCCGCGGTGGGCAGCTTCAACCGTGCCGCAGGTTCCTTCATCACTGACGGCTTCGCGGTGAATGACATCGTCGTGAGCTCCGGCTTCACCAACGCCGGCAACCTCGGCCGCTTCCGCATCACCGCGCTGACCGCGACGGCGATGACTGTGACCGCGCTGCAGGGCCAGACGATGGTAGTCGAGGCTGCCGCAGCCGGTCGCCAGATCGACAGCCTCCGCGCCAAGCTGAAGGCCGGCACGGTGCGCCGCTCCTTCACGGTCGAGCGCTACTTCGGCGACATCCTGACCGCGGACAAGCCGTACCACCGCTTCACGGGCGTCGAGTTCAACACGCTGGCCCTGGCGATCAGCGCCAACGCGATGATTACCGGCACCTTCGGCGTGCTGGGCCAGAACATGACGACCGCGACGGGCATCATCGCGGGCGCGACCTACGCGACCCCGACGACCACCTCGCCGCTCGACTCGTTCACCGGCACGCTCAACGAGGCAGGCACCCCCATCGCCGTCATCACCGAGATTCAGCTGAACCTCGAGAACGGCCTGGAGGCGCGCTTCGTCGTCGGCTCGAAGGCGTCCATCCGGCCGTCCATCGGCCGCTCGAACTGCTCCGGTCAGATTACGGCGTACTTCGAGAACTCGCTGCTGCTGGACAAGTTCATCAACGAGACCGAGTCCAGCATCGTGTTCGAGCTGCCCGACGGCGCCGGCAACAAGTACGTCGTCACGCTCCCCCGCATCAAGTACAACGGCGGCCAGCCGGACGTCGAGGGCGAGGGTCCCATCACCCTGAGCATGCCGTTCCAGGCCCTCCTGGACGCGACCACTCAGACCAACATTCAGATCGAACGGGTGCCTGCATAATGAGCGAAAACAACAACGCCGCGGGGGCGGCATCCCCCGCAATGAACGCCTTCTTCACGCGCGGCGTGGCTAACGAGGGGCTACAGTTGCCCCTCTACCTGCCGAACGGCGAGAAGAGCGAGCACTGGGTGCGCGTGCTGGGCGTCGACTCCGATGCCTTCCGTGCGGCCGAGGCCGAGTCGAAGCGGGACGCGTTCCGCATCGCCGGCATCGAGTCCCGCGAGGAGCGCGCGGCGGAGATTGCCAAGAGCAAGCGGCGCCTCGTCGCGTCCCTGGTGTGCGCCTGGTCCTTCGATCAGCCCTGCACCGTGGACAACGTCGAGGCCTTCTTCCTGGAGGCCCCGCAGATCATGGACGCCATCGACATGGCTGCCAGCAAGCGGGCGCTTTTTTTCGTGGGGCGGTCGAGCAGCTCGCAGCCTACGCCGAGCACGAGTTCCGGCTCGACCTAGTCCCGAAGGGCTCGAAGCAGACCCTGCGTGCTTCCCTCATGCAGGTGTGGAAGACGCTGAAGCGGAAGCCGCCTCAGCTTGAGAACGCGCCGGAGCTCCCCGAGGAGCTCCGGTATGTGTGGGAGTGGTTCAGGGAGGTCTTCGCGGGTGAGCCGCTGACGTACACCGAGCTGCAGTCGTGGTCCAGTATGACGGGGAAGCGTCTGCTGGGCTGGGAGGCCGAGCTGATAAAGTCCCTCGACCGCATTTTCTGGAAGGTGCAGCATGGCAACCGACGTAGCTAGCCTAGCAATTCGCGTAGAGTCCCTGCAGGTGTCGGAAGCTGACCGGCGCCTGAAGGGACTCTCGTCCTCCGGCGCCTCGGCCGAGCGCGCCACCTCCGGCCTCAGCGGCGCCTTCGGGAAGCTGCTGGGGCCACTCACCGCCGTCGTGTCCGCCGGCGCGGCCCTCTCCAAGCTGGTCAGCGTCCAGCGCGAGTTCGACGTCCTCAACGCCGGCCTGGTCACCGCGACCGGGTCGAGCGAGAAGGCCGCCGTCGCGTTCGACGCCCTGCAGGAGTTCGCCACCAAGACCCCCTACAGCCTCAACCAGGCGGTCGAGGGCTTCACCAAGCTGGTCAACCTCGGCCTGACGCCGAGCGAGCGCGCCCTGCTGTCGTACGGCAACACCGCCAGTGCGATGGGCAAGGACCTCAACCAGATGATCGAAGCCGTGGCCGACGCCGCCACGGGCGAGTTCGAGCGCCTGAAGGAGTTCGGCATCAAGGCCAAGCAGGAGGGCGACAAGGTCACCTTCACGTTCCAGGGGGTCAAGACGACCATCGGGAACAACGCGGCCGAGATTGAGCAGTACCTCACCAGCCTGGGCGAGAACCAGTTCGCCGGCGCCATGGAGCGCCGCATGGACACGCTCGACGGCGCCATCGCGAACCTGGGCGACACCTGGGACGCCCTGTTCCGGAACGTGTCCCAGAGCGGTGTCGGCGACGCGATTGAGGCGGCCGTGCGGCTCGCGACGGACGCGCTCCAGGAGCTGAACGACATGCTCGCGTCCGGCGAGCTCGAGGCCTACCTGAAGTCCATCACGGTGCAGTTCGACGCCTGGGGCAAGGACATCGAGCGCACGGTCGAGATTGTGACCAAGTTCCTCAAGGAGAACTTCGGCGAGTGGGAGGACGAGGGCAAGAGCACCGTCGACTTCCTCATCGGGGCCTTCAAGAACTTCCCGTCCAACGTCCGCGCGCTGATCCAGATCATGACGGTGGAGGTCGCTGCCGGCCTCGACCGCGTGATGGCCTACGCCGGCGCCTTCAAGGACGGCGTGGCGGCAATCTTCAACGACGACACGGTCGCCGGCGTCGGCCAGCGCCTGGAGAACAGGCTGCAGGCGATTAAGCAGGCGCGCATGGACTCCATCGACGAGGCCCTGCGCGAGCGCGACGCCGCGGTCAAGGCCAGCGACGACCAGGTCGCGGCGGCCTCCCGCCTGCGCGCCGAGTACGACGCCGCCAATGAGGCCAAGAAGAAGGCGAACGCCGGCGTGGACCGGCTTGCTGGCTTCAAGGTCGGCGGCGACTCGAAGGCCAGCGACACGGTCGACAAGGCCGCGCTCAAGGCGGCCGAGCAGAAGCGCAAGCAGCAGGAGCGCGAGTTCGAGTCCCTGAAGGAGTCGCTGCGCACCGAGGAGGAGACCATCGCGGCCTCCTACGAGAAGCGCAAGGCCATCATCGAGGCGAACACCAAGGCCGGCAGCGAGATGCGGGCGGACCTGATGAAGCGCCTCGACGCCGACCGCGCCGAGCAGCTTAAGAGGCTGGAGGACGAGCGCGGAGCAGAGCTCGAGGGCCTGCGCCAGTCCCTGCGCACCCAGGAGGAGGTCATCCAGGAGTCCTACGACAAGCGTATGGAGATTATCCGCAAGAACACGGAGGAGGGCTCCCAGCTGCGGACCGACCTGGAGGCGCGCACTGCCGAGGACCGGACCAAGGCGCTGGCCGACATCGAGAAGCAGCGGCAGGCGGAGAGGGACAGCCTCTACAACTCCCTGCTGACCGAGGAGGAGTCGCTGCGCCAGTCGTACGAGCGCAAGAAGCAGCTCATCCTCGAGAGCGAGGCGGTGACCGAGACCGAGCGGCAGGACCTCCTGCGCAGGCTGCAGCAGCAGTTCACCGACGAGCAGGCCGCCATGGAGACGCAGCGCATCCAGACCCAGCTGCAGGGCGCGGCGACCCTGTTCGACGGCCTGGCGGGACTGGCCAAGGGCTATGCTGGCGAGCAGTCGAAGGCTTACAGGGTACTATTCGCCGTGAGCAAGGCCTTCAGCGTCGCCCAGGCCGCCATGTCCATCTCCACCGGCCTCGCAAAGGCCCAGGAGCTGGGCTTCCCGGCGAACCTGGCGGAGATGGCGCGGGTCGCGGCCACCGGCGCGTCGATCGTGTCCCAGATTAACGGCTCGCAGTTCTCTGGCGCCTACGACCAGGGCGGCCAGATTCCTGCGGGCAAGATCGGGATCGTCGGCGAGTACGGGCCGGAGCTCGTGAGGGGCCCGGCGTCGGTGCGCGGGCGCGAGCTGTCGAGTCGGTCCTACCCGGACGGCGGCGGGCAGCCCGCGGCGGCGCCGGCGCAGGTGAACGTGCGGAACATCAACGTCCTCGACCCGAGCCTGGTGGGCGACTACCTGGGGACGGACGAGGGAGAGAAGCTCATCATGAACGTGGTGCAGCGCAACCAGCAGTCGCTGGGGTACTGATAGGAGAAGAGACATGGCAAACGAGGTGGGCACCGCGTCCAACCTGGAGGACCTGTTCGGGAAGATCGTGAGCTTCCTGACCACCAACGCCGCGCTCGTCGCGGCGAGCCAGCAGTGGCAGGTGCTCCGCCAGTGGCGGGACAACGTCGTCGGGATCAGCGTGACGAGCCTTGTGGAGAGCGCGGCATACAACCAGCGTCGTATCCTCCACAGCTTCCGCTACGACCCGCGATCGCTCGGCACGAATGCTCAGACTGCCGGTACGGGCCACGTGGCCTGCTCGAGCTACGTGGCTGGCACCAGCCAATTCACCATGCAGCTACGCACCGCCAAGGCGGTGGCAAACGTGCGCATATCTGCGCCGCTGGACTCGAACACCTCCGAGGTGCTGCAGAACTTCAGGCTCCAGTACTCAGACGACAACTCGACCTGGACGACCGCACTGACGGTCAACTCGACGCCGGTCTACCTTGTTGGCGAGACCAAGACCTTCGCAGTACCGGGCACCCCGGGTGCGCACGTGTACTGGCGCGTCATCATCGACCGCAAGCAGAGTGGCTCGACGACCGGCTCTGTATACTGGCGCAGCTTCCTACTGCTCGACTCTGGTGGCGACATCGTCAACCACTTCGGCAGTGAGGCCCTGCTCAAGGCCACGGGCACGTCCGGCACCGACGCCATCTACACCGGCATCCGCTCGGAGTACGACGCGGCGAACGGCTGGTACAACCTGTTCCTCAACGGCTACACGGGCTACGACCCGAACGAGACGAGCTTCTTCAACCAGCCCGGGGCCCTCAACAACTGGTCCGCCGTCACGCCGCTCGACGTGCCGATGGTGCCGTGCTGGAATGCAGCCATGCCGTACTGGTTCCGGGCAAACGGCCGCAGCTTCAGCTTCGGCGTGAAGGTGTCCACGTCCTTTGAGGGCGGGTATATGGGGTTCATACTGCCCTACGCTACTCCCTCGCAGTACCCGTACCCGCTGGCCGTGGGCGGCTCCCTGGTGCCACAGGACTCGGATCGCTCCTCTACGTGGCGCTACTCGTACAACGACCTGAGGCACAGCGTCTTCCCGATACCAGGGTCCAACACTACCAGCCCTACAGCTACAACGCCTAACAGCAGCGCCCTGTACCTTCGCACGCCGGACGGCCTGTGGCAGTCTTTTTCTCAGCGTACCGGCGTGACCACAATATATGAGATGACCCAGTCGCTCGGTTCGCCGTTTGCACGCTCAAGTAATCGTTCCGGTGTGTGGCCCGCCTCGGTGCGCAACGTGGGCGCGGCTGCACCACGGCGCGACTACCGCGAGGTGCTGGGTGGAGGCTACCTGCTGCAGCCTCTCATAATGCACCAGCGTCTGCCTACGGACGCGGTATGGGGTGAGCTCGAGGGCTGCATGGCCATCTCTGGCTTCGGCAACGCGGCGGAGAACACGACTAGCTTCGCCGGCAAGAACTACGTCATCTTCCAGAACGTCGCGCGCACCGAGGCGCACGAATACTGGGCTATGGCACTCGACTGATAGGGGAACGACATGGCATACGAGGCTGGGGCCTCCACCGGCCCCAACGACCTGCTGGACAAGCTGCGCCTATTTGCGATCGCGCAGGGCTGGACCGTGAACCGCTGGACCACAGTCGGCTCCGGTCGCGAGCTCTGCGTCTCGAAGGGCAGCGCCTACTACAACATGCGGTCCTACCAAAACGAGACCGTCTTCAGTAACGGCTCGAACTATACGAGCCGCTACGGCATCTCCATCAACGGGTCCGATGGCTTCGCGTCGGGCAGTGCGTGGGATCGCCAGGCGGGCTACCCAATCCGCACGGGCGGAGCGGCTGGCTCAGACCAGTGCACGAGCCATGTGCCCTTCGTGACGAGCACCGGCCCGTTCCCTGCGTACCACTTGTTCGCGCCTGACAGCAAGACCGTCTACCTCGAGGTCGAGGTGACAACAGGGTGCTTCCTGCGCATGGGCTTTGGCACTCTGGACCTATTCAACGCGGGCTCAGCCGGCGGCGGCCGCTTCTACTACGCGACAGGTGGCAGCGCAGCAGTGACCAACTCGACAGCATCGAGCTCATGGCTGGGCACCGAGATTGACAACAGCTCGTACGCCCTGGAGGAGGTGCCGTTCCGCGGGGCCGACTACGGCGCGACGTCCCTGCAGATCGGGTCCTTCGTGCGGGCGGCCTTCGACTCGTTCGACAACTGGTGCTCCTCGCAGCGCACCGGCACGTCGAACGTGACACCGCAGTCCTGCCAGGGCGGCGGCGTGCACGACAAGATTCTGCGGGACTCGTCGCCGAACCCTCTGAACGGCGTCGGCATCCTCACCCCGAACGTGGTCTCGGTTAACCGCGCGAACGAGTACTTGCACCCGCTCGGCGTCGTGCCGGGCATCCGCTTCATGGACATGACCAACTACCTGCCGGGCGACGAGTTCACACTCGGCTCGGACACGTGGAAGGTCTTCCCGTGGTACCAGAAGGGCGGCCGCAGCTTCCAGCGCGGTATCGCCTACAAGAAGGTGACCTGACATGGCGGTAGTGACCACCCTCGGGCTTGTCGACTTCGCGGAGCGGCGCCAGCCGCAGCCGAACGAGGCTCCCGGCATAACGGAGCTCCCGCACTACGACGAGAGCTACCCGTTCCGCAACCCGGTCGCACAGGGCGACTCTGGCTACGTCGCGGCGGTCACCAACAACCTGCCGATTGACGTTGAGCCAAAGGCGGCGGTGTCCTCGTGGCGCATGCCCACCTTCCTGGACGACTACTACTACCGCATCCACATCCGTCCGGGCGTCATTGACCTGGGCAACCTGCTATCCAGCCAGACGCGTCAGGTCGAGGTGTGGAACGCCCACTTCGTCGGCAAGCTCCTCTCCAGCATCACCGACGTGGGTCTTGATGGCATCGACCTGGCCGAACCAGCCCCAGCGCCCACGACGTTCAAGGCACTGGAGTCGCGTATCTATGTCCTGTCCATCTCGACAAACGGCGCGCCGGTCATCGACGGGGAGTATGAGTTCCACTTTCCTGGCGAGACACCGGCCCTGCACATCACGGGTCGCCGTGTCGTTGTCTGGCCCTTCGTGCCACAGACCAAGTTCCGCGAGCAGCTGCAGTGGATGACGGACGTCATGCAGGCCTACTCGGCCGAGCAGCGCCTGGCGCTCCGCGCGGCGCCCCGCCAGACCCTGCAGTACGACTTCCAGCTCGACCAGCAGCAGTACTCGCGTGCCAAGGCTATCAGCACACAGTGGGCTCACCGCGTCTACGGCGCCCCCATCTGGTCCGAGTCGACCCGCGTGGGCAACCTGCTCGCGGGCATAACGTCCATCGCGTTCGACACCACCAACGCAGACTATCGTGCCAACGACATCGTGCTGGTGTGGGAGAGCGACGAGAAGTTCGTGGCGGCCGAGACCACCACGCTGACGGCCGGTGGAGTCACGCTGAAGCTGCCGCTCGATCGGTCATACTCGAACGCGTTCGTGATGCCGCTCCGGTTCGCCAGGACGCTCCAGGGCACCGAGTTCAGCCGCATGGCGCACACTGTCACCCGGGCCCGCCTGGCGTTCCTGGTGAACAACAACGTGGACCTCGGCGCGTCGATCAGCCTCCCGCAGTACCGCGGCAAGGACGTGATGACGGACCGCTCCGTCGTCCTCTCGGACATGTCCTCTCGGACATGTCCGAGAGGATCGTCCGCGCGGTCGACGTCTTCGACAACGGGTCCGGCCCGGTCACCATCGACCAGGAGCGCGCGTACCCCGACCGCACCGAGGTGCTCAGCATGGACCCGCAGAGCCGCGCCGAGGTGTGGCGGATGCGCAAGTGGCTCCACGCCCGCCGC